ATTGTGCCAAAGATTGGTCCAATAATCAACATTCACTATGTCCATTCTTTTAGTGAGTTCTCTACCCTGTGATGTTATACTGCCTGCTACATACTCATTGAATAGTATGAAGTAGGGTGTTGCAAGGGCACCATAAGTTCCATTCAATACATTTTTGTCCCCACCTACGAATAGGTGGGGACAATCAAACTAACTTCAGAGCCAATTGCATGGCGTTGTAGTAATCAACGTCCTTCTTTAACTCCGAAGCCTGTTTTTTCAATTCCTTTATTTTTTGCTTCTTGTCCAATTTAATATTTTATTTTTTAATTATATTCTAAGGGGAACTTATTGTTTTTATATATAAATAAAAGTTCAATAGTTATATGATAAAAGAAAAAAAAGTTAATGTAAAGATAGGATTAAGAAATATCTCACATTATCGAGACATGGGTTATGATGTTTCAGTTATAAATGATGATAATAAAATATTACCAGTTTCGGTACATGATGTTCCAAGAAAATCAAAGATTCGAATCACTGCGATATGTGAGTTGTGTGGTTCTGAGCGTTCAATACAAATGGTCAAGTATTGGGCAAATCACGATAGATATGGTTTTTACTCTTGCTTCAATTGTAAAAATGTTAAGAAGGAAAAGACAAATTTGATAAAGTATGGAGAGAAGTCATATTCTAAAACTGAAGAGTTCAAAGAAAAGTTCAAATCAACATGTTTAGATAGGTACGGTGTTGATAATCCAAATAAATTAAAATCTGTCAGGAGAAAGATAGCAGATACTTGTGAGTCAAAATATGGTGTGTCTTCACCATTATTACAAGAGTCTGTTATTGAAAACAATAAGAAGTGGATGTCATCTCAAGAATTCAAGGACAAGTCAAAGAAAACACTTATTGAGAAGTATGGTGTTGATAGCTTTTCCAAGACAGATGAATTTAAGAAAATGTTACAGGACAAGAAAGAGGAAATTGTTGATAAAATAAAGAAAACATTCAATGATAAATATGGATTTGACCATTATTCACAGACAGACCAATTTAAGGAAGATTACCTATCTAAGATTGATGAGATAGGTGAGAAAAGGATTGAAACTTGTTTGTCAAGATATGGTGTTGATAATGTGGCTAAAGTAAATGAATTTATGAAAAAAACGATAGCTACAAAAATTGAACGAGGTCTTATATCAGATGGTGATGATGAGTGGATAAAGTATAAGAAAAAGGTTAGGAGAATTACCAATAGGTTCAAAAAGGAATTATTCAATAGATGGGAAGGATATGATTATTATGATGATGAGTATATAAAAGAAAATTTCAGATTTTCACATACACATCGATACTATCCAACAATCGATCATAAAGTAAGTGTCTTCTATGGCTATCAGAATAACATTGATGCATCAGTAGTAGGCCATATTGATAATCTATGCATAACAAAAAGATATATAAATTCAATCAAGAGAGCAACTATTGATTCGGAATTTATTTCACACCGAACATCCCTATAAAAAATCCACCTTTCAATTTCACGGTATTTTAAGTCGATATATACATTAAAATAAATCGACAAGATATATGAAACCCGTACTAATTGTAGAGAACTCAACAAATGGTCTGACATTGAACGAATCGTCTAAATCAGACGATAGATATACACTTGGAGGTATATTCACTGAATTCGGAATTAAGAATCGAAATGACCGTGTTTATACTGCTGAGAAGTTCTTGCCAGCTTTGAATGAGTTGAATGAAAGAATAAATCAACTTGGTGTTGTATATGGTGAATTTGACCATCCAGATGTTTTCGATACTTCTTTATCAAGAGCATCTCACATCATCAAATCAACAAGTTATATTAAGGAACACAATCGTGTTGAAGGTGAGATAAAACTGCTTTCAACTTACTGGGGTAAAGAGGCCAAATCATTGGTAAATGATGGCTGTCCAGTATTTGTTTCTTCTCGTGCTGCCGGTATCACAGAATCGGATGGCTCAGTTTCTCTTAAGAAATTATTCACTTATGATATAGTTGCTGATCCAGGATTCGGATCTGCTAAGATGCATGTTAAGTCAATTAACGAGTCTCTTGGATATGGTTCGAACACCAATTTCAGGATCTATGAAATGAATGATGAATCAAAAATTAATGAACTATTCGATATGAACAAAAATGAATTTGTAACAAAAACACAATTGACAGAATACTCAAAGTATCTGGTCAATGAGCTGGCTTCTACAAAGAAAGAAGTAAAATCAGCACTTACGAAAGGTGATCTTACACCTAAAAAATTGGAACAACTACTTGAGTATTACGAGGAGTTGAATGCAACTAACTCAAAAATGGTCAAGTATCTTGATTACTTGGCTGAGAAGGTTCAGGTTGTTGTCAATGAGAACAAGTCTCTTGCTAAGAAGACTGATAAGATCATCGAGCACAATGATTACTTGGCTGGAAATCTTGAAAAGTCTATCAATTACTCTGAGTATTTGGCAGAAAAATTGGACAAGAACATCGAGTATTCTGAGTATATCGCTGAGAATCTTGACAAGTCTATTTCTTACGGAGAATACTTGGCTGAGAATCTTGACAAGTCTATTTCTTACGGAGAATACTTGGCAGAGAACTTGGATAAGAACATTGCATACTCTGAGTATTTGGCAGAGAATTTGGATAAGAACATTGCATACTCTGAGTATATCGCAGAAAATCTTGACAAGTCTATCTCTTACGGAGAATACTTGGCAGAGAATTTGGATAACTCGATAGCTTACTCTGAATATTTGGCAGAGCATGTTGAGGGTAACATTGCATACTCTGAGTATATCGCAGAAAATCTTGATGACAATATTGCATACTCCGAGTATGTTGCTGAGTCGCTAGACAAATCTATTTCTTATCAATCACTTATTGTTGAAAAACTGAATGGTGGAAAACTTAACGAAAGTTATGGTGAGGAAGGAATGATGCTTCCAACACCTGAGGATATGGGTTTTGAAACATATGATGAAGAAGAAGAGGTAGAGGAAGTTGAAAAAATGGGTGATGAAGGTACATACCCATCAAAAGAAGAGACACCACAAGTTGGTTGTGATGTTTCTGAGGAAGAAGAAGCTCAAGAAGAAGATGAAATGGAAGTTTCTGAGTCTTCAGATGAGCAAGTAATCAAAGACATGGATTCAGAAATGAAGTCCGAAGAAGAAGATGAAGAAGAAGGTGAAGATGAAGAAGAAGCTGAATATGTAGGTGAATCAGACTCTGAACTTTCACAATCTATAGATAAATTGATCAAGGAAGCTAAAAAACGAAAAGTAGCTGAAACAACAGATCTACACTTTTTAAAGTTCTTGAACAAATCACAGGTCGATAGTTTCTACTCTCTTACAAATGAGGAGCAAGAAACTGTTAAACTTCACATAAACGAAAGAAGTTTCTACTCTACACAGGATGTATTGAAGTTGATCTCTGAGGCGTTGAGCACTAAAAACGAATCTCTTGATGAAAGAGTAATCAGATTGATGCCGGAAAACATTAAGCCGATCTGGAACCAGTTGAACGAGAGCACTCGAAAGTCAGTCCTTTCACAGGCAAGACTTTATCCCGAAGAAGTACTTATGAATGAATCACAGGTAGAACACTTCTGGATGACGAGAAATCTCAAAAAGAACGAATCTGTAACTAAAAAATTGGTATCACACGACTCGTTGGTACAGGAAGACAAACTTTCTGACAATGAAGTGAAATCGATAATGGAAAGATTCAAAAACCTTTAATCTATGGGTAAAATAGATAAAAAATTAAGAAAAAAAAATTATGTCATACATTAGAATTAATAAAGACAAAGCCGTTAAGAAATGGACTCCTGTATTGGAGAACATGGGTGTTACTAATGAAGATAGACTAGACTGGCTTTCAGAATACGCTGAATACCACACTATCAACGAGAACGCTTACGTTAACGCAACTACTGCTGGTATGGGTGGAGTCGTTTCTCCTCAACCAGGTACACTTCCAGGTCTTCTTGGTGGTGGTGCTGGATTCGGTGCACAAGGTGCTCCAGATGGACAAAACTTACCATTGATTGGATCAGGTGATGTTGGTCAGAACCTACTTCCAGTAGCAATGAAAATCGCAGCTCAGACAATCGGTCTTGACCTTGTTGCTGTAAAACCTACTCCAGGTCCAAAAATCGATCTTCTTTATATTGATTTCCAATATGATGATCTAAGAGACCTTGGTACAGATGCAAGACCACAGGTGTTCAAGTTGAATTCAACTGATACTGATGCATTGACAGCGTTAGGACTTACTCTTTCTGCGAATTTAGGTGCAGGTTTCGGTGCTGTTGGATCAACTATTACTATCAGAGAAACTTCTGGTGGATTGGAAGATGGACAATTGTTCCTGAACTTCGCTGACGGATCAGATGTATCTTATAAGATCAACAATGGTGTAGCGAATTTCATTGATATAGCCGATGACAAGTATGGTTGGTTGGAATTCCTTGGATTCTCTCGTGTTGATGAACTTCCAATGTTCAGAGCATTCAGACAAGCTAACTCTACTGTTCCTGGTGGAAATAACTATCCATACACATTACAGCCGAATCTGAACACATTTGCAAACACAGGATCAATCAATAGCCAACTTGATTTTACAATCGCTGGTGGTGGTGCTTCTGCATCTCTATTGGGTGTTACTTTCTCATCAGTTTCTGTTGAATTGATTTCAGCTCTTGAAGATCACCTTCCAGGTTTCTCAGCAAACTGGACAGCAAATCAAAATTCAGGTGACTATCCAATGGATCGTGATACTGATGACAAACGTTACTCAGGTGTTATCGGACCGAAGATCTCTTCTAAGTCTGTTAAAACTGGTACTATCGAAGTATCTACAGCATTGAGAAGAACTGAGATCGAAGATATCAAAGCTAACACTGGTATGGATATCGTTCAAAAGATGGAATCTATCCTTGTTAATGAGTTGTCTCAGGTAATTTCAAGACAGATCGTTTCAAGAATCTTCGAATTGGGAGATGTGAACAGAGCAAGTGCTCCTGCATATCAAGGAACATTGACAGGTATTGCAAGTCAAACTATATTTGACCTTGATACTCAATATGTTGTTGGTGCAGGTGGTATCGGTGGTGAGACAACTCACGCTGTTCAAAGAAAATTGATCACTAAGATGGTTCATGCTTCTAACTACATCGCAACAGAAGGTCGTGTGGGTCCTGCACAGTTTGCAGTGACAAACGGGGGTCTAGCGGCAGCTTTGATGGATGTAGCAGGTTACACTATTAACCCAGTGAAATCTAAAATCAACGGTCAAGGTCAGTTGTACCCAGTAGGACAGATCGGAGATATCCAGATCTATGTTGATCCTTACATGAAGTATAACGACAACAGAATCGTTCTTGGTCGTAAGAACAACCCAGATCAGCCTGGTTTGATTTTCGTACCATATCTTATGGCACAATCAATCAGTGTTATTTCTGAGGCAACCTTCGCTCCAAGAATGTTGTTGAGATCACGATATGCAGTCGCGGATGTTGGTTTCTTCCCAGAAAAACAGTACATGACTATTGTTGTTCGTGATACACAAGGTTTCTTGAACTAATAAGTTTATTGAACTTGATATTGAAAACACCTTCCATTTGGAAGGTGTTTTTTTTTGCTTTAAATCCTTCTTGGAGCAAACAAGCCCTCTGATTTTAATATATAACAAATAATGAACAGAAAAGAGATCATTGATAATATATTGGATGGAAGTCCTACACGAATGAGAATTTCCTATTTTCAAAAAAATCACATTGATGTTCTGAATGAGATAGAACAATTCTGTAAGAATATAGATGTTCCATTTAAACAGATGATATGGCATTGGGTCAATGATAGACCAAACAAGGTTTTATGCTCCTGTGGGAATCCTGTGAAATTCAATAGAAATTGGATTGATGGGTACAAGGAAAATTGCAGTCCGAAATGTGCCCAATCTAAAAGATCAACAAAAGAAAAGAGAAGGAAAACCGTAATGGAGAAATATGGGGTTGATAACATAGCAAAATCGACTGATATTAAAGAAAAACAGCGTAATACCAATATCGAGAGGTATGGTGCAACATCTTCATTTCAAAATAAGCATGTTCGTGATAAATGGAAAAACACAATGTTATCAAAGTATGGAGTAGACCATTATTTCAAAACTGATGATTTCAAAGAAAAGTCAAAGGAAACAAATGAAAAAAAGTATGGAAAGCCATATTTTGTGCAGACAGATGATTATATTGAAAAGACAAAGCAAACCATGAATGATAGATTCGGTGTTGATTGGTTCTCAAAAACTGATCAGTGGTATGAAATGTCAAAACGAACCAGTGAGGAAAAGTATGGTGTTGACCACTATGCAAAGACCGATGAGTATAAAGAAAAAGTAAATTCCTATTACAATGAAAAATATAAAACAGATTGGTTTTTCCAGACCGATGAATTCAAAGTAAAAACAAAAGAGTTAATGAATGAAAAGTTCGGAGTTGACCATCACACGAAATCTGACTTTTACAAACAAAAGGTCATATCAGAATCACAAAGTAAATGGGGCAAGGATCACTTTTTTCAAACTGATCAATTTTTAAATGTTTCAAAAAAGACAATGAATGAAAAGTATGGTGTTGATCATTTTCCATTATCGGATCAATATAAAGATATCATGTCCAGTGATAAGATGATCGAGAAAAGATTATCAAGGAGAAAGCTTTTCTATAAAGGTCTTGGATTCACTTTCATATCAGACTCTAAAAACAATGTATCACATGTTGTTTTGAAGAGTGAGGTGTGTGGACATGAATTTGAGATACATCCAACAACATTGCAAAGAAGAATGGATGCAAATATTCAAGCCTGTTCCGTGTGTAATCCATTCGATACACAATCTGGACAGGAGAAAAATGTCATTGAGTTCATCGGATCATTGGGAATTGATTTTGTTGCAAATAAAAGAGATATTATACCGCCTTATGAAATTGATATTTATATTCCAGAGTTAAAGTTGGCGATCGAGTATAATGGTCTTTATTGGCATTCTGAGATGTACAGATCAAGAAAATTTCACATCGAAAAAACTTCTAAGTGTAATGAGTCGGGTATAAGACTCATACATATATGGGAAGATGATTGGATGTTCAAAAATGACATAGTAAGATCCATAATACTCAATGCTGTCAATAAAACGGGAAACCGTATATATGCTCGTAAGTGTGTCATAAAGGAGGTTACCGATAAGAAACTGGTGAATCATTTTTTCGATTCAAATCACATACAAGGCAAGACAAACTTTAAAACAGCAATTGGTCTGTTCTATGATGATGAAATGGTTTCGTGTATGTTGTTTCATAAACCAAGGAAGCAACACGAGCTTGTAAGGTTCTGTAATAAAAAGTTTCATAATGTGATCGGTGCTGCATCCAAGCTGTTCAAGTATTACATTAAGAATTATGAAGTTGATGAGATCATTTCATTTGCTGATATTTCAATGTTCACTGGCGGTTTATATGAATCACTCGGATTTGAATTTGATAATAGAAGTGATGTGAATTATTGGTGGGTTGTCAATGGGATAAGAAGGCATAGGTTCTCTTTCTCCAAGAAAAAACTTGTCAGTAAAGGATATGATGAGAATTTAAGTGGTTCTGATATCATGCGTTCACTTGGCAATTACAAAGTGTTCGGATGTGGATTGGATAAATGGGTATGGAATAGAAACTGATTCTTGAATTGAATATATATGATATGTTCGATTATATTTCATTTTTGGAATCGCGTGAAGGTGTTGAGGTCAAATATTTGAATATTGCAAATATCACAATGCCTGATAGATTACCACTGACACCTGAGACATTGGACCTTGCCATGAAGATAAAAAAAGGTAAAGTTGATTGGCGTTCATTGCCTCCTGTAAAGGTGACATATCACAATAATAAGTATATTCTTCGTGATGGTAGGCACAGATATACAGCTTTGAGGTTGAATGATATAAAAGAAATAAAAGTAAAAATTTCAAAGAAAAAATAAACTTTAAAAAATCCATGTATATAACATGAAAGCATTCAAATCCGTGATATTCGGATAAAAAAATAAAATGCTTATATGCACATAGACAATAAAGAACTATACTATGAGATAATAGTATCAAAGGCAAGAGGTAGACTGACCAGAAAATCAGTTAAAATGTTAGAATTATTAGGCAGTGAGGCCATTAAGAGGATGAGTCGTAGATTTTTCACACACGATGATCAAATGGATTGTTATCAATCGGGGTTGTTGAAAATGTATCAGAACTGGTATAATTTCAATGAAATGAAATCCGAAAATGCATTTGCCTATTACACAGAGATTTTCAAAAGGGCACTCACAGAACAATTCAATGAGCTTTACAAGAAAAAAGGTGATCCTGAACATAATGTTAAGTTGATATCAATTCAAGGATCAAATGAGGGTCAAGGCCTGCATTCAATATAGAATTGGAAAAAAATGAGTTTTCAAACATAATATATACATTAAAAATAAACAAATAATACTATGGCAAGACCTTATTTAAATATTGGACAGATAACATACGCAACTGCATCCAATTTAGTAACAATACCTATTTCAGCTTTCAGAGTAAGAGGAACAGTGAGTCCTGAAACAGGAGCTGATGATCCACAGATATCAATAACTGGATTCTCACAATCTATAACAATAGATCTTGATGATAATGGAGCATATATGGCAGAAGATGGTGTTTCTCCAAGAAATTACACATTCTCAGCTGATCTTGAAACATCAACAGCATCTACGAGTGACACAACAACTTATGTTGCTCCTTATGTTGATTGCTACATTTCGGGAACTGCAGTTGATGGTGATACATTTGATTTATACACGGAATTGGGAACGGAACCAGGACTTAGAAATAAGACTTTTGGAAATACTTATAGTGCTTGGGAGGCTGTTGATTTTTTGTTAGGAACTTTCTCAACAACTTTAGGATTTACTGCGTCACGACCAAGTGCTGATGGAGTTAGTCCGGCTATTTTAAGAGTTTCGGCTCCATGGGGAGCATATTACAATGGTTTGAACATAGGTAATGATGGTTCTGGACTACTTCAAGTTGTAACTTCTGGAAGTCTTACTGCATCATTCGCTGTTGATTCTCTGGTAACTGTTACAGAATTTACAGGAGGTGTAACCAAGTATAATCTATCTTTGAACGCACCTGATTACTTTGGATTCTCTGATGATGATACATTCAGCTTCACAGTTGGATCAACACAATCAGGCGAGATCTGATAATTGAATTATTTTCAATATTGGAACCTCCATTTCATATGGAGGTTTTTTTATATATATCAATATGAGATATTTGAGACCATATGGTGTAATAAATGAGAAATATGATTATAAGATCAATTTCGTTGATAGGGGTAATAGATACAATGATATCAGATATACTTTTTTGAAATTGGTTCAGAAAGCCATACCACATGGACAGGAATCATATTACGAATCCTTCTTACCTGGTCTCAATAGGGATAAAATAGGTAATTTCTATGTGAAGATAGGTGATTCTGATGTCATGTTCACATCACATCTTGATACTGCTTCAGATGATATGTTTGATATAGAGCAATTTGCTTACGAGTCTGCTGGTGATGAGATAATTCATACGGGCAAAAAAAGTATATTAGGAGCAGATGACAGGTCAGGAGTTGCTCTCATGTTGAAGATGTTGCATAATAGAATTCCAGGACTTTATTATTTTTTTATCGGAGAAGAGCGAGGTTCAATTGGATCTAAATTCGTGAGAGAGAATTTTCACAACATAGAGCACATGACATCTTTGAATAAGTGTATATCTTTTGATAGGAGTGGTATTGACTCGATAATAACACATCAGGCAGGTGATACCTGTTGTTCGGATCAGTTTTCAAGTGCCATATTGAATGAATTCAATCTATCAGGTATGAGAATGAAAAAGGATCCGACAGGAGTTTGGACCGATTCAGCAACATTCATGGATGTGATACCTGAATGCACGAACATATCAGTTGGATATTACAACGAACATAGCGAGAATGAATATCAGAACATGACATTTTTGAATAAATTGTCTGATAGTGTTTTGAGAATTGATTGGAATTCACTACCTTCGTTGAGAAATAAGTGGTAATGACGATACAGGATATTCTAAAGAGTTTGGATTTCACGGTCGGTGATATTAAAAGTAGAGTGAATTCTGGTGTGATATCATTGAATGGTGATATTGTAAATGATGTCAGGTTGGATATCGGTGAGGTATCACAAGTGATGTCGTTCGGACATTTTCTAAGTCACTTGAATTCACATATCAATTTCGGTGATTTCACTCAATTCTTGAAAGTGTTCGGATTCGATGATATTATGCACAATTCCAGTAATATAAAGAACGAATTGACCTTGTTTCTCAATGATTGGTCACTTGTCAGAACAAGTGCGTTTGATGGATTTTTCATAAAACATGGGCCATGTGAGGAAAATGGCATTTTATTTCACATTGAGGGAACTCCTGAATTTTTCAAACAGATTGTCGTCAATAAAAATCCGAACATTGATATTGATAAATTGAAAGCAGACCTTGAAAAAGTGAACAAACAATTGAGCAATCAAGGATTTTTGAACAATGCTCCAAAATTCAAGGTGGATCAGTGTATCAAAAGAAAGGAAAAGTTGGAAAAACAAATTATGGAATTTAATATATAAGTGAATATGGGGGCGTTTTGGCATTTGACTCATAATGTTGAAAGGTTATCATGCAGGTATCGGTTTGTTAGTTTCCGATCATAAAAAATTGACATTTTAAGTAAACGGCAACGTTTCAACAGAAGTAGGAAACAGTGAAGATGTAGTAGCTGTCCTACAAAACAACTTGCTCGAGGTAAGAGAGCTTGAAGTAGCTTAATTGACACTTCATAAATCACTTCCGCTGAGTCACAACAGGTAAAAAGTGTGATAGTTTTTGTTGGTCTTTTTTGAGTCGAAAAACCAAATATTTTGTTGAATTTTGAAAAATTCTCCTAAACCTGTGAACGAGTGATGTCGGTCAGTTATGAACACGAGGGTTCGAGTCCCTCCGCTTCCACCGGAGCCTTTACTTTTAATATATAGAATATTATGAAAGTAAAGGCTTTTTCTGTATATCAAATAACTAATGAAATAAATGGTAAGATATATGTTGGTATCCATGAAACTTATGACCTTGGTGACGGTTATATGGGAAGTGGTAAGATATTACATCGAGCATATAAAAAATATGGTTTGGAAAATTTTAAAAAAGATATATTATATGTGTTTGATAATAAAAAAGATATGTTGGATAAAGAACGTGAGATTGTTAATGTGGATTTTATAAAGAGGAAAGATACATATAATGTTATTGTTGGTGGAGTTTTAAATACATCTAATTTCGTAAATGTTAAAGATTCTAATGGTAACTGCTTTCTTGTTCCTATTGATGATGAGAGATATTTATCCGGTGAGTTGGTTGGTATAACAAAAGGATTTGTGAATGTAATGGATAATGACGGTAATACATTCCAAGTTTCTTCCGAAGAATATTTAAATAATGATAATTTATCGGGTATTACCCGGAATATGGTAACTGTTAAAAATTCAGATGGTGATACTTTTAATGTGTCTATTGATGATGAGAGATATCTTTCTGGTGAATTAGTAGGTGTAACCAAAGGTTATGTAACAGTTGTTGATCCAAATGGGGATGTCAAGCGTGTGTCTGTGGATTGTGAAGAATATTTGAATGGTACTTATAAAAAGTATAAAGTCCCCGGCAAAAAACATACTTCTGAAACAAAAGAACGAATAAGTATTTCTAAGAAAGGCAAGGGTTGTGGTTCAGATAATTCACAATATGGTACTAAATGGGTCTATTCTATGTCGTTAAAGATGAATAAGAAGATAGGTGTTGATGAATTGGATAATTATCTATCAGATGGGTGGTTAATTGGTAGGAAGATGTCTTTTTGATACAACAATTCCATTTATTTATAATAGAAGGGTATGGAATCAAATCAAGAAAGAATTGACCAATAGAGTATGATAGAAAAATTCAAAGGTAGATATTACTTTCTTTCAAACTTTTACCCTTGTAAGGTAAAGCATCGTGGTATTGAGTACCCATCTGTTGAGCATTATTATGTTGCTCAGAAAATAAAGGGTATTCAACATTATCAAGGTCAATATTTCACAGAAACCGATTTCAAAGAATTATTGTCAAAGGTGAAAAATCCAGCTGATGTGAAGAAAATGGGAAGTGCCTTGAAATTGAGATCAGATTGGAATGATATAAAGTTCGGTGTCATGTTGTTCGGTGTTGAATATAAATTCTCAAAGGATGAGAAATTAAAGGAAATGTTGTTATCTACTGGTGACGAGCAGATAATTGAAGGTAATTTTTGGCACGATAATTTTTGGGGAAATTGCTCTTGTGATAAATGTAAAAATATTAATGGAGAGAACAATCTTGGAAAGATATTGATGCGAGTGAGGGAAGATATAAGGCCAAAAAAACAATCAAGTTTCGAGGATATGATAAATGAGAATTTCTTCAGATCATCTGGGTCTGAAGAATGATATTCCAGTGTGTATATTCTTGTGTCCGTTTGGTTTCGATTCTATATAGAAATAATTCAATATCAGTCCAAGATCATCGATCACTCTGTTCGTGAATTTTTTCATTTCTTCATAAACCTCTATATACATTTCAATTGATCGGTCAATATCAGTGAAGTCACGACCATGTTCTTGTTCATATGCCTCATATACCCCGAATTTTGCCTTTGATGTTATCATGATCCTGTATTCGTCATATCCTGTTGTGTAAGATTCATATCCCCACATTTCAACATTATCTACGATATCTTCAATATCACTTATCAGAAAGTTCAATTTTTCCAAAGTAGGATCATCTTTTGGAAAATGATCACCTTTGGCTTCAAATGTTCTGAAATTTTCTATTCTTGACATATAATATATATATTAACTACTCATTGTCTAAATACCAATGAGTTGTTTTTTTATCACACAAGATAAATACTTGTGTGTTTTAATATTTAATATAAAAATGAAAATTAGACTTATACACCTAAAAGTTTTAATTTATAATTTCGAGTTTCTTTAAGAGAGAAGACCAAACCAACAAATTCAAGTCCGATTTGATTGATAGGAGATTCGTATGAAACACCATTATGTATCAGATTAGATTCTGAATTGACAATTATCTTATCACTTTTCTTAATATTCATTCTTCCGAATAAATTCACATCTTTTTCTGCTATAAATACTTTCATGTTTTTAAATTTAATTATTGAATCACAAATATAGATGATTATTTTCAAAAATCAAAGAATAGTTATCATTTTTTTAATATATATTAATATGAAATTCTTAAAATCATTCAGATTGTACGAGTCGGTCAGTGATTTCACAATAAACGATGTCGCATGGCTTTATTTCCTAAAATGCACATATGATGGTAAAATGAGTGTTGATCGTTGGAAAGGAGATAAAAGAATGGGTGTTGATATAGATATCGCGTTTGAAAAATTCGACTTTGTGAATAAAATGAATGGTTGGTATAGAATATCTGATGAAAAAAAGGCAGATAAAATCATAAACAAATACTTTGGAACAAAGAATTTCAAAGAGGCAGTTCGTAAAAAGATCGAATCCAATAACACCATGGTAAGAGGTATACCATATGATTATTTCATGTGGAAGAATCCCAATATAGAGACAGCATTTGATAGAATATCCGATAGGATCGTTGAGCATTTCAATTCACAGGGTTGTTATCAGATGATTCTTGAAAAATTAAGCAGATCAAGAAGGTTGAAAGAATGGAATTTTAAAACGTTCTTTGATATGTTCCCTGATGAGCCAAGGACAATCACATTATACAGAGGAATAAAAAAAGAATATGAACCAAAAAGAAACGAAAAAGGATTTTCTTGTTGGACAACTGATAGAAAACAGGCCGAAAGGTTTGCAAGACATCACTTCACCGGTGGCATGCAATTTGATCCTATTTATTCCAAGGCGCCACATATATTGACAACCGAGGTAACATTTGATGATGTTGCTGTTTTCATAGGAGGTGATGAATCTGAGGTCATATTGAGAAATCCTGTGAACATTTCAAATATTGAAAAGATAGAACGATTAAACTAAGTCTCACATACATCATATAATTTATCTAAATCAAATTAAGAAAATATGGTAGATATAGTAATTGGAATGCAATTCGGTGATGAGGGCAAAGGTAAGATAGTGGATTATTTGGCCGATAACTATGATGTTATATAAAAACGATATGAAAAAAGTTGATGTACTATCTGACCATATATGATAAAGATTCTGAGATCGAATTGAGAGTTGACCAAATCAATAATATGTTAACTGGGAAATACATATTAAGTTGCAGTTCAAAATTATCACATCGTGTTTGGGGAGAATATGTTGCATCGATAAACATACAGAACATAACAAAAATAGGTATCTGTAAAATACTTGAAGTAGAGACCGATTACATACAACAACCATTTGATGGTCCTCGTAAGTCAGTTGAAGTGGTACACAGATATGAAATTGTATTCACAATAAATAATGAGGTCAGCTCAGTAAAGCAATTGCAAAGGCGAATGAAACTGCGTGATATACTGAATTGATCTAAATGTGTTTTTTGATTATTTCTTCTAAGAAGTCTTTCACCTTTATATTATTTGACTTGCAATGATCCTTTACCTTTTTGTGTAATTCCTTTGATATTTGAAATGTTGATAGCTTGGAATTGTAAATTCTCTTTGATTCTGAATATTTATCATTTTTTTCCATAGGAAGGAGTTGTTTTTTAATATATAGATTATATCAAAAAAAATAAACAAGGTTTCATGAGAGGTGTGTTCGATGGTGATGGATGTATATCACTCAGAACAGATAAGAGAGATAATTCTCAAAGGGGCCAGGTCAATCTGTGTTCCGGTAGTTACGATTTCATCAAAGAATACTATGATAGATTGGTGAAGTATTGTTGTTTGTCTGGTAAAAATAAGATTAGAAATCCCAAAGGGTCATATTATGTTGTTGATTGGGGTAAGATGTCGGATGTTGAAAAAATATATCAATTTTTCTACAAAGATTCCAATGTATATCTCAAAAGAAAAAAAGAAACATTCGATAGGGTTTATGATATAATAAAAGTAAAAAATAAATATAGGAAATAAATGGCGATGTTAAGTTATTTTGGAGGCAAGAGTTCTAAAGATTTTATGGAACTTATCAATTCACGGATACCGAAAAGTGGAATAAAAACATATGTTGAACCGTTCAGTGGTTCATTTGCAACTTACATGGATGACAAGTCGATATATTTCGATCAGGTCATATACAATGATAAGAACCGACATCAGGTGAATCTTTATAGATGTTGTAAAGATCCTGAGAAGTTACTTGAAGCAATTGATGAGTTGAAATCAACTTTATTGAAGACCGACATCACTGACCTTGAAGAAAAGCGTATTTTCTATCGTGGTATATACAAAGAGTATATTCAGAATGATTTTCTTGATGATATGAATTTCGAGATCGGTGATTTCAAAAAGGCGGCCATTTATGCATTTTTGATAACGTCTTCTTTCTCAGGTGTTTATCCAAGAGGTGGTGGATTTGTTGGATTCAATAAGAAAAAGGATGAGTTGAAGCTTGAAGTTCTCGTCAGAAAATTGAAAACAAACAAGTATGGTAAAAAAATTGAATCCATAACAGCTTTTCATAATATGGATTTCGAAGAGTTGATAAGGAAATATGATTCAGATGAAACTTATCTTTATCTTGATCCACCGTATTACAGATTCGATGAAAAGACCGGTGGTGATGATGCCAGAAGATTGTTCTGGTACGGAAGTGATTCTGATGATGTTTTCGGACCGGCCTCTCACAGAAGATTACTTGAACTCATAAAGGAGACAAAGGCAAGGTGGTCACTTTCGTATTATTACTTTCCATTGCTTGAAGAATTGTTACCAAAGGATCAATATTTCTGGTTTGAAAAAGAAGTAAGAAGAAGTTCAGCACAAGGTGGTAACAACTCAGATTCAAAAAAGGTTGCAGAAAAAGGAGTTGAACTTTTGATATGTAACTATGATCCAACGACAGGTGAAAAAATATGACATATGAAGAGGAAATAAAGGATTGTATCGCGGCCAAGTTCAATGAATCTGAATTTATTGAGTGTGGTGATATCAATAAAAATATCCCGATAGCACAATCAATGCAAGTATCTGTTCAACTTGATAGGAATATCGATTTTGATTATATTACACATCTTATTGATGTTGCAAAACAGAATTTTTCGATCGAGATAAATAAACTGATATTGAAAGACTTTAAAAAGCTGAGTCCCTTTGTAATTGATCGAAGAGATTCGAAAGATATGAACACATATGAGTTATCGAATTCTGTTTTAAGGGAATTTGTTTATATCTGTAAAGGCAAGGGTCGGTCAATAACATCTTCAAAAGTTGTCATCGAATTACTTGAAACATCTTCTCAATATGAATTTTATAAGAACACCAGTTTGTCAAGTTCTCTGAGATGTGTTGGTAGAATTTATGATATTGGTATTTTTGTTGATTCATATCTTGCTTGGTCAGAAAATTTTATTATGCATTTCAGCTCTCTCGATTACAATATCGAATTGGATAATGTTACATTTGGTGATGATCATGTTTTATCGGTCGGTATAAAATATGGATATCAAATTGACGATCCTAAGATGATATACATATTCACAGATGAACTCAATGATAATGTTGATGTACTTGTCAGGCATCAAAGACGGGAAAAGATAAAAAAGTTACTGAACTGAAAAAAGAAACCCTGATAAAAAGTCTATCAGGGTCGGTCATAGAATGCTATTCTATGAGTGGTTATCGTTTCATTTGTTCTTTAAGATAGTCTGCTGCATCATATAATCCAAGTCTATTTGCAACAAAAGTAAGTTCTTCCAATTGAGTTTCTGTATCATATTGTGCCTGTCTTTGTTGTGGTATGTTTTTCTTGACCATTTCGATTATATCTGAGTCATAGACGAATGATTCTTCGAACTGATCAAGTCGATCCTCGACATCTTCTATACCTACATCATCCAATTTCTTGGTTACTTTATTATATTTGAGTTTTCTTTCTTTTTGGCCTACTTCAAGTTCATTCTTTTTGAATGATCGTTTCATTTTTTTAAGTTCTTCTTTTTCGTCTGGGAGGCTCTGTAAGAAGTCTTTGAAATTTGCCATTTTTCTGTCACCGGCATTGAATGTTGGTTGATTATCTTTATACATGTTACTATATATTATTTTTATTTTTCAAAAAATTTAATTATCACTGAACTTCCATCTATCGTTTTTTTCATATCCACACCGTCCATATCAATTTGCCTCAATAGAAGTTTCAATCTTCTGTCAGTGAATGTCCATGTTGAACTGATCAATGTCAGAGTATTCTCTGATTCATCAAATTCGGTCCAAGTGTCATTTGAGAAGTCAGATTTTGATTTTAAAAGTCTTGATCTGATCTCAAGATAGATATCGTGTAATTTATTCTCTTTCTTTTCAACTTCCTTGTCTGTAAGTATATAGATATCTATTACTGATATATACTTACTTGTTCTTAACTTTACTCGTGTATCGAAATATTTTGTGATATTGGATATGGCAGAAAAAACATCCTTGTCTTTATTCGGTATCAGATATAATTGTTGTCCAACACTCTTTGGTGCCATGTTCTCCATTAAGCTTATCGATATCTTGTGACAGAATTTATCCCTATTACTTGTAGGTTCTCTGAATAATAGTCCAGATCCATCGGATTCTATACCTTTTTCAAGTGAACTTTCTGAGAAGTAACCTTTTTGGTGATCATACTTGATCAATTCATCATCCAATTCTTGAAGTATTATATCCTCTACATGTGAGGAATCGATCGATTCATTGAATTTTCTGATCATTTTTATCCTTTTAATTTTTTGTCAAGTATTTTTGCAATATTCGATCCTATCATAAAGTGAATGTTCTGAAGTGAATCAGATTCCTCTGTTGTTATCTCGTCCATGAATTTAAAGTTGAATCTGTATGTATCAGGTTCTTCATCATCACTTTCTCTGTCAACCTTATATATTGACACATCGAATTTGTAATTGTTATTTATGTTTATCTCAAAGTCAAATGTGGTTGAGTCACATGGTTGTGTTTTGAATTTCGGTTCATATTTTACATCGAAAACCGAATATTCGGTTATTTCTGCTCTTCTCATGTAATAATTCAAGAACATGGCCGGTGCTTCGATAAAGTCACTCAATATCTTGATATCATCACCGAAATTGTTCTGTTCGACAATATTCGCTATTTTATTTTTCATGTCTATCACATTTTGAAAGTCCATTTTATGGTAAATGCAGTTTATGTCATATAGATAGGTGAATGACTTATCTATCAATAACCGTTTCTCAAGATCTGTCTTGAATATGAACTTTGTGTGTATTATCATTGTTTCTTCAACTGATAACCCATGTATCGTTATCACAAGGCGATAGAATTTCTCATCATTTGAAATCTCGTAAACGGTCTCAAGTGATTGTGCCATCCCATCTTCTTCTTGGAAAATGTCTTTGAATGCTTGTTCTACTTCTGCTATTCTTATCATTTTTTTGATTCAAATTGTTTATCGTATGATGTTATTTTCATATTCACTATTTTCTCTATATATCCATTTCTTCTCAGCAATTTGAATACGAGATTTCCTGTTCCGAATTCCCCGCTTTTCAATCCCTTCTTTCTTTCGGATTTTATTTTTTCCCATGTTTTCTCTAAGTCCTTTATGAAATCTTTATATTCTTTTTTACTTTTATCAAGATCGTCTATTTCTTGCATTATCGGTTTTGCAACTTTCAATATTTCATCTTCATCAATATCAATTTCTTTCTGCTCAGGCTCTTCGACCCACTTATCATTCATAAGTGAGTATATTCCTGTTGATACATGTGGTTCATTCACATCCTGTATATAAACCTCAACATCATATCCTTCGATTTTGATATCATGTCGATCGTTCCAAACGGATCTTGCATTATCGACCATTTTTTTGACAAGTTCAATGTCTTTATTCACTTTTTTGAAATCGATCAATATATGAAGGTCGAAATCTGAATATTTCTTATCCCAATTGTAATTGGCAAGTGATCCTGTGAGTATTATATCTTCGATCTTAGCATCAAGTTCAAGTGGTCTATAAAAATCTCTTGCAATTTTCAAAAGATCCTTTTTGATATCCTTTTTTATTTCCATATCATTCCAAACCTTGGTGTCCAAATTGTTCTTGATTTTGAATGATTTCACTGGAGCAAGATCACTTTGATTGAATTCTAAGAATTTTTTAAGATGCATTTGTTCGATTTCTTTTTAATATATATAAAATCCATTAAACGACTTTTTCGATTTTTAATGTATAAATAAAAAATATAACTAACTGATATGCAAACACTTAATGATGTAAAAGACAAAAACATCCTGAGTGACATCTTCGACAATGAAATAATCGTGTTTGAAGATGTCCAAGGCTCAAAGATATGGGTCAATTGGAATGGTAAGGAATTCACCATAAAACCAAAAAGAATTTCAAATGAACCAATAAACCTTGTAGATCTGGCGATGCAGAACTTTTACAACCCTGCAATGAATTACTTTAATTCTCTTTCAGATCGTGTCAAATCATTGATGCCAAAGAAATGGTGGTTCTGCTTTGAATATTTCCCAGATCAACAACCGGCCAATATAGATTATAATAGAATACCAAAGAATGGTCTTGTACTTACCGCAATAAACAAGAACAGAAAATATGACTATTCAGTTGAGGAACTTACAGAATACGCCAGATTATTCGAGGTTGATCATCTTCCTGTGATATACAAAGGCACTTTGAATGATGATATGAAACAAGGAATTGAATATTTTCTTAATACCTCAGAAGAGGATCTTGAATATGTTTTCGGTGAAAAGAATTTTGCCTTTTTCTTTTATCGACTATTGAACCCGAATGAGGAAGGATCATTTCTAATGGGGAATGAGTTTCAAGATAATATTGAAAAAATAATAATCAGGATCAAAGACCAAGAAATGAGTTTTCAGATACTGAATCCCCTATATAAACGAATTAGTCAGGATAATGCAACTGATTTTGTTGAGATATACACTCTCATATTGGTAAACTTTCTCACATTCTGTCAGGGTGTTGATATCTCTTCGATAAAACTTGATGGAAAATCGCGTGATGAAATGTATATTGAACTGGTGTGTAAGCTGTTCAATAAGTATATGAGTGATGTTAAGGATGATCTTGTGAACTTTGATTTCACGATACCTGAATTTTGGACACAGGATAAATTCAAGATAAATCGTGAACTCATTAAAAACAAAAGAACATCAAGTATAATTGATGAATCCGAAAAGATGGAGTATTATTTCAAGATAATTCTTTCGTCATTCAATAAGAAACGAAAGAAACCTATTGGTATATTCACCGATAACACGGTAGAACTTTTCAATTCATATGTTGATAAGATAGATAGGACCATTGATAAGAAGCTCAAGATAATGCGTGATATGCATCTTGCTCAGACCGGTCTTGTTGACTTTGGATCATTCATTGATTTTGATGTTGAAACAGACTCACAGGGACAAGTTTACCCATCTGTATGGGATGAAATTGAAAGTGGATCAATGGATAAAAAGAAGAAAGGCTTTAAAAAATAATCTTATTATGAATGTCAAGTATAAAAGACCTGTCAAAGGAAATTCCGGTCATACCATTTCGGAAAAAAGAATTCTTTCTTCAATTCGTGCCAGAGAAGATGATGCATCTTTTGAATGTTAAAAAGGTAACTTATAAGAACAAGAATCTCAAATCTGCATACTTGATCGACATTGTTCATGGTATGATTTTGAAATATTATTTCAAAAATGAAAATGAATTTGCACTCAATACATTGGTTTTGAAAGAAAGATATGGATACCTTTATAATTATTATGTTGATTATCTGATAGATATAGGAACGATCAAATTGGTCAGAAAACACTTAGCTGGTGTCACTTCAAGGAAATATGAGATATGTCAGGAGGTATTGAATGGTGACATGCACCGTTGGAAGAATAATGATACGATACTTTTGAAAAAATATCACAATCGATATCTGAAATTTGAACTGAGTAAGACCGATATTATTCCCGATCACATAAAGGTGAAATTGATAAATGACCTTTTTTCAGTCACAATAGACGAGTCAAGGTCCTTATTTTTCTTGGATTCACTCAAAGAAAAGGATAACATATATAAACGAAACAGATATTCTGTTCATTCGATTTCAGAGAAGCACATTTTTTATCATTTTGACCATTATGGTAGAATGCACACCAATTTCACGATATTGAGATCATTCATAAGAAAAACATGTCTTTTGATCAACAATGAGGAAACATTCGAGATCGACATTCCAAACTCACAACCCATGCTTCTTGCTAAATTGATAGATGATTCAATGACAAAATGGGTGAAAAAGGACGAGTTGGAATTTTTCAAGGAGCTTTTAAGATATGGTAGTTTCTACGAATTCATTGCAGATAGATTGAACATAGAAAGAAAAGAGGCAAAGAAAATAACATATAAGGTTCTTTTCGGAAAAAATCACTTCAATTCAAAGGCTGATCGACAATTCAAGGAATTTTTTCCAACGATACACAATTTCATAAAACTTTATAAGAAGGAACATAATGATTACAAGGTTCTTGCATATACTTTACAAAGGAATGAATCAGAGTTGATATACAAAAGGATCATTGGTGAAATAATGAAAGCGAGTGATGTGAATGTCATAACAGTTCATGACTCGATAATCGGACCGTCATCACAAAGAGATCTGATAACTGGAATTTTTGAAAATCAGATGAAAAGGTTCTTTACTTTTCTGTGAAGTATGATATTCAAAATTAATATATAGAACATGTTCAACTTGAAAGATCCAAATATTTCATACATTGTTGTCTCAGGTGATGTGAATGCGTGTAGCAACTACCTTTATTCGAGAGAAACATATCAGATATTGGAAATGAGTTCATATTTCCAAGGTGAATTTGATAGATCTTTGTTTGCTTTCACGAATATTGATAATACTGACATCAGAAGGGATGCCATGTCATTGATGATGCATTTCAATGAAGATCATATCATTGTGAAATATCATGGTGAGTCCGCGCCAACAAAGATCACTCCTGATGGTAAGGAACATCCAATGGGTGTTTTGATGTATAACACAGATTCTGAAAAAAAGTCATACATATTTGAAGGAATTTCATTCAGTTTCATTGAACAACAACTTTATTATTTTCCAAAGTCAAAGAAAGATTTCAAGCAAGGTATGGTAGTTGAATGTTACTCGAATAATGATTGGATCGAAAAACGAGTATTTGATGTTGATACTGAATATGATAGCATGTATCACCTTCTGATAAAGTATAAGAAGATCAGGATACCTGTCTGAATGCCTCGTCAGTTGAGATTCTCGTGTTGTTTGATATCAGTTCGAACCTTTTACATTGTCGTGTGATATACTCTGAGAATTCGATCACTTTTTCATTTGCGTGTCCAATGGTTATATGAAAATCATAATAAGGATTCCTACCAAGACCCATTGACATTCTTATGTTCTCAGCGTCACGAGACCAAGCCCTGAGCCACCAGTGTTCTCCGTTTGACCGTGGCTCTGTATCATAAAGAAATTCTATTTCACGACCATTGAACATCTTTGCGGCATCATCGAATATCTTCTTATCCATTTTATCTGAGATGAATGTGATGTGTGTTCCTCTCAGATTCTTGTTCAAAACAAGGTTGAATCTTTTTTTCAAGAACCAAGCATAATATTGGTCAATGTCACAATTTGTTCGGATCAGAGCAACATGTTTCCAAGAAGATTGTTCTTTGTGTTTGTTCGTAATATCCTCCGGTGAGAATTCAATTATGCCTTTTGCTCTCAGTATCATATTACAAATATAAGGAAAGAAAAAAAATGATATATAAAAATAAACAATTATTTTATGAAAGACGAATTATTGAAATCAAATGCATTATCCACAGAGGAAGTGTCAATGTTAAGAGAAAAGTTCATTCACGAGTACTCAAAGAAAATGGGTTGGAACTCAAAGGAACTTACCACACAACAGATGTTGGAAATTGCCACTCAGAAAGAATATAAGAATCCAGGATTAATTTTGGGATGATGTTCCCAGTATTGACTTTAATTTTTCTTTTCTTTGATGTTTCTTGATAATATCATTCATGTTTGTCTTGATATTTGTTTTCATGTCAGTGACGGTGTAATGTTTCAACCGTTCTTCATCATTTCTTAAATAGCTCAATGATATTGTGTTGTATCTGTATGGTTCTGCATCAAAGAAAAGTGTCTCGTCCCAATTCTTATATTTCTCAGGTGTGTTCGTATTTTTCACATAGATTATAGGCAGTTCAATCTTTTTCAAATTTGAAAGACACCATTCGATCGATTGTGGTTCTATCAGTATGAAATCACATCTGAATGAATTGTTTTTTATTGATTCGAATATTTCAGTATTTGTGAATTTTATTGTCTTAATTGAAGAACTTTCAGACATTCTGGTTCTATTTTCGTAGAAATAAACAAAAGTATTTCCGAGAAGATCGAGAAGTTTAAGGTATTCTGAAAGAGATGATACTGATCCGAAGTGTGATTTATTGTAAAGAAAAATAGTTCTATTTTTTATTTCCATTAAACAAATTTATTTATACTTATATAATACAAAAATAACACAATGTTTTGAAAATACCCTTTTTATTCACCTATATAATTCCTTTCACACACTCACACGAAAGGATAACAAATCTCAAAAGGACCATCGAATGGTTATCTGGTTTCTCGAATGTTGAGATAATAGTTGTAGAGCAATCAAAGAGTCCTATGTTACACACATTTTCAATGCGTGGATTCAAACATATTTTCACACAAACTGATATGCCATTCAATATCGGATGGGCATATAACATCGGTATAAAGAACTCAACATCTGATGTGATAGTTTTCGGAGATTGGAAAACAAAAATGAATCCAGACGATATGATACGATCACTGAATCAACTTCAAAATAATCAAGTGGTCATATGTAACTCAAAGACAGTAACACTACACCCACATGAATTCGACAATGATTTTCAAAAACTGGGTATGTTGAATAGAAATAACGATAAATCTCATATATCACAGGCAATTGTTGCCATGAGAAAGGATGCTCTTGAAAGATTGTCATTGTGGCCTGAGGACTTTTTTGAAGGAGACCATGTGTATCAACTTCAAGACATCAAAATAAAACAGCTCACATCTTATCAGGAAATGCCATTCACAGCTTTCAGATACATTGAAAGTGAGATGAATATAAGTCAGATAAATGAATCAAGAAACAACATGTTGATCGAGAATTATAAGAAAATGGATAATTCAAACTTTGAGAGGAGTATTGCATCAACAAGGTCAAAAATAGGACTGAAAATGAGATTTACAGCATGATGACCTACTCAATGACATATGAAAGATCTAAGATAAACGATCTATCACAATATGGATTCGATGTTAGTGATGAACTTACTAAATTGTTATCAGAGGAGTTGGCCAAAGAAATTGATCAAGTGATTCTTTCCAGTTTAGGGATAGACACTTTTGATGAAAAATTAAAAAAATTAACAGATAGGTTGTATGGAAAAGAATAATGTTGATAGACAATATTTTGAACTTGCTAAGAAAATTCTCTATAAAGGTCGAAAAAAATCAGACCGAACAGGAACTGGAACGGTATCAATATTCGGGTCCGAGATGAGATTCGATATGTCAGAAGGATTCCCACTACTTACCTCAAAGAAGGTTTTCACAAAGGCAGTTATACACGAACTTATTTGGTTTCTGAGAGGTGACACCAATATAAAATACCTTTTAAAGAATGATGTTCATATTTGGGATGGTGATGCTTACAAGCACTATACGAAAACTCCTCTTGATAAATTAAGTGAAGATGAGTGTAAATTGGTATCAGCCTCGCATAAGTTGTTTGACCATTTTGATAAAGATGAATTCATTGAGAAAATAATGACAGATGAAAGTTTCTGTAAGAAATTTGGCGATCTTGGTCCGATCTATGGACATCAATGGAGAAATTGGGGAGGTTACTCTGAAACACATCTCTCAAATGAGAAAGATGAGAACGGCTTTTTGAAGTATTATGAAAAAAAGATACATGGTTTTGATCAAATAAAGAAATTGTTGGATGACCTTAGAAACGATCCAGATTCAAGAAGATTAATAGTTTCTGCATGGAATGTTGATGCACTCGATGACATGAAATTACCACCCTGTCATTATGGGTTCCAATGTTATACTTATGAAATGGACCTTCAAGAAAGGAGATATGAATGGTGTATGTCATTGGGTAAAGATATTTCGTACTCAGAAGATGTCACACACGAATGGCTTGACGACATTGAATTTCCAAAAAGAAAGATCAGTTTGAAATGGCATCAGCGTTCTGTCGATTTTTCATTGGGTCTGCCTTTCAATATTGCGTCATATGCGATTCTGTTACATTTGATAGCAAATGAAGTTGGTATGTTACCTGACGAATTGATATTCACCGGAGGAGACACACACATCTATTTAAATCAAATTGATGGTATCAAAGAGCAATTGAAACAGGAGACATTTGAATTACCAAGTATCGAACTCAGTAATGATTCCATATTTGATGTGAAATTCGAGGATATAAAGATAGTGAATTACCGATCATCGAAAAGGATCAGTATGCCACTTTCAAATTAAAAAATAATATAAAAAAATGGAGGAATTAAAAGAACAACAGCAATCAATATATGATTCAATTGTAGAACAATTGAAAGATGTTGACACAAAAGACCTGAGAGATGATATTGAACAATCTCCAATGACAAAAATAGTCGAACAACAGAAGGTTTACTTTTGGATAAGATTATACATAAATGATGTTGATGATAAATTGGATGTTGGTGACGATATCGATATCATCTATATGGATGATGAATCACTTGACACCAAATTCATTACATATGGTAAAAAGAATGCAACCCGTGACATGGACGAAGATATCATAAATTATGAACAGGAAGATGATACAAAATGTCTTTGTTTGATGGTTGATGAGGATCGTGTGAAGAGAAGTTCAGATGACATTCCTTTCATAAGAACCTTGTTCAAAACATCACCATATTATCAAGAACAGGTTTATAGAAAAAAAGATCTTGTATTCAAAAATAAAAGAACCGGTGAGGTATATGAATATTATCAAGTTGATTTTTAATGGATATGAAAGAAAACGATGAAAAAATATTGTTGGGCAAAAAACCAATGGAACAAGGATATGTTTACGCACCTTATATAATCAAACATGAGGTTAGCATAATGTATAGCTCACAATTCGATTTCGATGAACGACTTAAAAAACTTTGTGAAAAATTATATAAAAAAAAATGAGTAAAAGAAAATATCATGTATGGGAAGATATATATCCACTGACTTTGATTCAAATGAGGTATGGTGGTAAATATGTTGCATTCAATTGTGAAGAAGATTCAGGACATGTTCAAAATGTCAATACAGAAGAAGTTCATTATCATTTGGAAGATTGGTTGAAAGAGAATGTTTCACCATGTCATTATGGTGTGGGTGATACAATAATGGATGCTATGAATGACCTACTTGATTCTATGAATTCTTGATCATTTCAAGAATCTCAGTTTATACACCAATTTGTATATGACAATAAGAACCTCATCGATCAGTGCTTGAAGATGTGCATCTTCTTCTTTTATTGCAGAGTATCTTGTTCTTTTTACGAATTCTGCAAGTTCTATAAAGTATTGAACAGGTTCCACATCTGAATTGACTGTCTTATCGATATTATCCCATCCTTCAATAAGATCATATTGTCCTTGATAAACTTCAACCAGGTCATCAATGAGGTCCAATATACCACCATCATCTTCACCACCTTCGTAATATTCCTGTAAGGCAATGTGTGATGCAAATGCTCCATCGCCTTGTGCCTTCAAGTGAAACATATGAGCCATTTCACGACTTTCAAATAATTTTGAAAAGAATTTCACAGGTTCTGATTTCACAGGTCCTTCACCTAAATTTACAGGATCATCCTGTCTGATGGGCATAAGTTCATTCTGTTCATTTTCTACTATTCTTTTGACTTTTCTTGTTTGTTTGATGTCTGTGAATCTTTTCATTGTTTTTTATTATTTTTTAGTTATTGTATATATCATCAACTTTTTTGGCCATTTCATGGTCAAGTTCTGTTATCTTGTTTTCCTTATTGGTTTTAAATAATAAGGTGACCTCATTGAATTTGATATTTATTCTTGGGTGATGTTGTTCTTTTTCTGATAGTTCAGCGACCTTATTTACGAAATCAATTGATTCTTTGAAATTATCAAATTCATATTTTCTTCTTAAAAATCCATTTACTTCGAGCCATTCAGTTGATTCGACCTGTTCATTGAATTGATCCATTTTTTGAACACTTGATATTGTGTAATGTATCACATAACCATTCTCATCAAGCATTTCATTTACCTTATATGTGGCCTCACCTTCATTATCAGCATCGATCTCCATGGTGACATCTGCGCTCACAATATAATTCTGTTGTAAGTTGTTTTCTATCAGTTTAGTGAATTTTCTCATAACATATATATTATGTTTCATTTTTACAAAATTCACATTTTAAAAAATAATATATACATCAAAATAAATATCATTAATATGCAATTCATTAAGAAATTCACCAAATTCAAAGAGTCTGTTATGACTGAAGAGCCAGTTGTAAAACCAGACAGAACAAAAACAAAACCAAGTACAAGACCTCAAAGACCGACACCCTTTCCGACCAAGAGGCCATCTGAACATGACCTACCAAGTCCAAAGGCAACTCAGGATGATGTTATCGATCGGTTCATACAACTTGCGATTGAGAACGAAATAGATATGAAAAAATATATTAAACAATAATGAAGAATTATCAAGAATTCATAAAAGAAGCAGAACTTTCAAAGACAGAGGGTGTACCAGAGGATTGGATAAGAAAGACCGATGTGAAGGCGCAAAGAGAACTTGGTGTTAGAAAGGATGAGCCGACAGGGCGAGTGCCACACGGTCTACGACCACCACCTGGAATGCCACCACTACCTCCTGGAACGGAATTGCCTGGACCTCAAACAATGGCTCTTGTTCAGAAAATGAATAGAATGATGCAAAATGTCATGCCCATTTTCAGAAAATATGATAAAGATGAGGTTTACCCGAAAATGACTGAAATTGCAATTGAAGCAGTAAAATCTGAATTTCCAAATGTATTGGATAATGTTACACTTGATGTCAAAATGGTTGATATGTTCAAAGTTGCAGAGGAGATGCCAGATATCAAGGAGACTCCAAAGGATCCAAAATCTGAGGAGGAACAAAAAGAAAAAATAGAATCAGAGGAAGAATCTGAAAATGATGAGGGTTCTGATAATGATTCGAATGAAACCCCAATAGATGATTTTTTAAGATCACCTGAATTGAAAAAAGAGATCGACAAGGTAAAGTTGATGAATGCCATTTCACAGGGTGAAGGTTTGAACACTAAAATGATATTGCATAGTGATGTTGTAAAGGATGGTTTGAAAGAAATATTCGGTGATGATTGGCAGATCGTTTTCAATACATATGATGAGATGTCGAAGATACATCTTCAAATGAACTGGTCTCAGTCAATAGATTTCACTGCTAAGAACATGTCAGATAACTCAGAAGGAATTGCAGGAACAGTTCAAGTTGGTTGGGATGATAATAATGAAGAGGATGGTGATGAACAGACACAAAGTGCAGAGGATATACTCAAATCAATTGAGCAAGGTGAATCTTTAAGTGATATGAGTGATGAGATAAGTGACCAACTTGAAGGTGGTAGAGGTAAAATAACCGTAAGAGCGGTTGATCTTGCCATGTTGATACATGAAATTGTCAAGGGCATCTATCAATTGGTTGTTGTGAGTGGTATGCAAGTAATGAAAGATGAGAGAACTAAGATGGCTGCCAAGATGGCAACCGATAGTTTTGCCGATGAGGCAGAAGAGTTCCGATATGGTCCTTACATAGCTGCCGCATTGAGGGATGTTGTGAATAAATGTGACGGATCAGATAAATATCCGAATGCAAGACTTTATGTTTTCGGGTTGATGGTTCAGATGGATGCACAGCCATTCTTGGATCTGATGCTTGAAATACTAAAGGAAAGTGATAGTGCAACTGAGATGGTGCAATCCCTTGTTGATCAGGTCAATGAGATGTTTGATGAATATCAACAAAAAGAAGTTGAATACGATCTTGATAGTGACGGGGATGATGATCAGATGATTCCTTCACAATCGGATGAGAAAGAGTATAAGGATATGTCACAATCAGAATTGAAAGAGTTGATCGATATGTATCTTGATTCGGGAGACTTCGGCGAGATCGAGAAAATAAGACCTTACTTGAAAGAGTCGATCGACATGAGAATATATTTTGAAAGACAAGTGCAAAAAATAAAGGAATCAAAAAAATGAAGTTATTCAGATTCAATAATTTTAAGAGTGAAAAATTGATAAATGAGAATGTTGCTCAGGCAAAGAAATTGGCCAAAGATACATATCAACTTAACAAGGCTATTGTAAGTTTATCAGATGGTAAGTATAAGACCGATAAAGAAGGTCTTGTGATACTCGATACTGATGGATATCCTGTCGAGCCAAAGGATATGGACCAAGAGATAGTTCAAAAAGCGAAAGATTCTGTTTCAGAGATAGAGGTCACTGAGGAAGAACTAAAAGCAGCTGAGAGGTCATCTGCCATGGGTGTCATTCGTGATATAGTTGGTAAAAAACAAGGATACACATATATGTTCCTTTATTTCAAGTTGGTTGAACAGGTTCCTGATGATATGCTCAAAACAATAATGTCAAGGTTGAAACAGAATGGTGATCTTTTGAATCGACTGAGAAGGAATATTTCAAATTACATTGATCCTGAGGTGAAAAACAATTCTGAGCAATTGGTTGATGATCTTGATGATATTGAAAGATATAGAAAGGCAAAGAAGTTCATCAATGAGTTCACATCAGTGCTCAAAGAAGATTACGCACAAGCGCCACCATATTTGAAGGATAAACTTGTTGATGTTGCATCAGCATTTGATGAACTTGGAAAAGATGATTCTGGTAAAATAGATAAGGTAGCGCAAAAAGCATCACAGAAAATATTCTTCGATAAGATAAAGCGATATAACACAGTGAGAGAGATGTTGGTTGCTGCTGAGGCTCATCTAAAAGCTGAGGCAAATTCAGGATACACTAAATATCTGAAATCAATAAAAGAAGTGAATCGTAAATTCGGAAAATTCGGTGCGGATGCTTTATTTGTTGAAAATGGAATTCTTGTGATGGAGCTCAAATCCTACCAGGCAACCAAGAAACTGTGTGGTAACACTGCTTGGTGTATTAAGGATCTATACTATTGGAACAATTATGTTGGTGGAGATACTGTTTATAACAGACAATATGTTATTGTGAATTTCAATTTACCCACATCTGATAGGAAGAGTATGATAGGTGTCACAATAGGACCTAATCAGTCAATATATGCTGCACACTATAAGAATGACAATGAGGCCAAACCGTATCTGAAACAAGATCTCAAAGAATTCGAAGATGAGTATGGTCTGCCAGAAGGATCATTGTGGTATTACTTACAACCAATGGATGAAAACGATATCGAAATGAAAAAGAGAAGGATCAGTGCAAATAGAAATGTCGTGAAAAAAGGAATATCGCTTGACCAATTGAAACAATATGTTGTTGAAGATGGTGCTGATGTGAATGCTGAAAACGGAGCTCCACTGGACAATGCAGTTGAGGAAGATGATTATGACAAAGTGGAATTTTTGTTGAACAGTGAGGCAAGTCCGAATTTGAGGACTGAGTTTTCAGCAACTGTGAACAAAGTGAAATCGTTCAAAATATTGAAACTTATGTTGAACAATGGTGCAGAGTTGACGAAACACGCATTCAGGCCGATGATGGATGACCGTGATGCTATCAAGTTCTGTCTTGAGAATGGAATGGATCCTGACCTTGGTAAAGGACTTCCTATCCGACAGGCCATCAAGCGAGGTGATTTGGATCTCATCAAGGTGTTCATTGAGAATGGTGCTACTTGGGGTATGGATGACGGAAGAGCTCAGCGAACAGCATTCGAAAAAGACCAGATCGGAGTTGCAGAATATCTTGTCGAGAACGGATTCAATAAGCGATTTGATATTGTGATGGATTGGATCGGCATGATAAAATCAATGCACTCTCCTGACAAAAGATACGAACTTCTTAGTATCTGTCAGGACTGGATAGACCGTAAAAGAGTTGAAATGCAACAAAGTGGATACCGTGACAAGGATTCTGATGGAAAAACCATTGTCATTGACTATGATCGACTTGTTGAAAAGTATGGAAATTACATGAATTATGTCATAAGTAATGATCCATCTATGTCGAAATTTAAAAAATGAGGAAGTGATAATAGAGATATATAAAATAAACATCTCTTTTTATGAACATAATCAGTATAGACCCATCATTGATATCAACTGCAATGGTTGTGAATGGTAAGATATTCAATTATTGCAGGGAAACAGATGCCACGACCAAAAATGGACTATCTAAGTGGTTCAAGATGGCCGAACAATTATGTGAGTACAAATTCATCAGTTATAGAAAATTCAATGGATATTCGGATGGTGAGATAATCAAGTTGATGGATTATGATAGTATAACTCAAATGATAGTTGATGATATCATTGAGAACATTGATGTGATGGAAGAAACCAAATGTGTTATAGAGGGTTATAATTTCGGAGCACAGGTTGGTGATCTACTTGATCTTGTTACCTTTTCCACACTATTGAGAAAAAAAATATTCGATCAGGTCACTCAAGATATAATAGTTTTCTCTCCAACTCAATTGAAATTGGAAAGCTGTAAACTGACATATCCACCATTTGAACAGATAGTTGGTGTTAGGAAAAAGAAGATAAAGACAAGTTATAGAAACAATCAAGGAATTGCCGGTGGCAAATTCACCAAAAGAGAAATGCTTTTTTCAATATTGGAGAATAAAGAAATTGATACCGATTGGTTCAGTCATATAAAATCAATAAAACAGGATATCACTGAGAGAAAAACAATTCCAAAACCATATGAGGACATCAATGATGCCATACTCATGTATCACATCATAGAAAAAAATATGAAAGATAATGTTTGAAGATGATATGCAAAATCTGCCTATGCAGGATCTCATTGAAAAATACAAATTGTATCCAGAAGTTGCTTTTGAAGAGGATGATCATGGAATTCTCATAAATGAAACATGGACATCCGATACGGACCAAGACATAATGCTTGAGAGATTCTATTATTTTGACATATATTTTGCTGAATTCCTTCCAACTGAAATTAAAAAAGAATGTTTCAGTGTGGTTTTGGATATTTATGTGGCTCGTGAGATGTATGAGGAAGCTGCAATACTCAGGGATGAGATTCAGCTTTTATAGCTACCACCTCTTTTCTTTCTCTTACAGAACTGTTTCTGTGAAAATCCCTTTGGATCATTACAGTTTATCGACTTTTTATACTTGACCGACCATCTTTTCTTCATTTTCTTTCGCGGTTGGTTGTACTCTTTCTTCTCGTTGAATTCGTAAAAGTCCTGTAAGTGTGTCATTTCTTTTCAACATTTATTATGATCCTGTTTCTATCTCTATCATAGTTTACTGATCCCATATCAAGACCTTTTAATTCAAGTTCAGATTTCAATTGCTCGATAACTTTCTTTTCTTCAAGTTCTTTCAATTCAAGTTCAAGGTCATTATTTGGCTTTTCGTCCAACTCTTTATCGAATATCTCTATTGTAAAGTTGTTCTCATCTTTTTTATTCATTTCGATATCGAGAAAAAGCCATTTATCAAATAATTCATCAAGTGTTGACTTTATATCATCTGCATTTATGTTGAAATCATTATTGAGGTCAAAGAATTCATTTATAGGTTTCAAGTATTTCATAGGAAATTATTTATTTTTCAGTTTATATATTAAAAAATAATACTTATATTTGTGTTATGAAATCGAACAAGCTTAATAGACACGAATCTCTAAAATTCATTTTCGGTGGTAATTCAACATTTACTTTTAAGAACAACATCACTGAGAACCGATTCACATATCGAGTGAGAAAACACAAGACAAACGACATTTACTTCGTAAGTGTTTTGACTCAGCCAGATACATACACATTCATCGGATCAATTTTCAAAGAAGGAAATTACAGACATTCTGTGAAAAGTAAAATATCATCAAATGCGCAATCTGTGAAAGTTTTTGATTATGTTCTTAGAAAATTGCATACAGATTCACTGAGTGAGTCCATTGAAGTATGGCACGAGGGTAGATGTGGTCGATGTAACAGAAAATTGACCGTTCCTGAAAGTATCGAGTCAGGATTCGGACCGGAATGTATAAGAAGGCAAAAATGATATCATTACTTTTAATCACACTATTATCATATCATTTCATATTTCAATATCGATACCTTCGAGTATTGTCTGAATTGAGGTCAATGTCGAGGTGTCATCATTGTTATGTTAAAAAAGATTCATATGATATAAGTTTCAATCAAAAAACTGGTGAGATCCATGCAAAACTCAATGGTAAATATTGCACATCTTGCCATGAAAAAATAACGAGAAAGAAAAAATTGAACTCACTTCTTTCTAAAAAATTCACATATTACAAAGAAAAGTTCGACCAATCCCAATTTGAAAAAAAATTCGATAATATACTACTGTTGTATCTTATTTCAATTTTTATTTTGAGTTTGTTCACTCTAATTTTCATAAGTGATGAGTCAGGAATCATTTTAAATGTTTACAATTTCGGGAATTGTATATATTGGATCTTTTTAGTGAGAAGGAATTATTTCATAAAGAAAAAGGTCCAAGAACATGACCGTTCTCAGACCTTAGGGCCAACACTTTTTGCTGACATCCACCACTTTATTTTTAAAAGAATAAAGAAACTTAAAGATTATATTAAGAATTGAAAAAATGTTTATATTTGTGATATGAAAGAACAACTAATTCAACTTATTGAAGAAAAATCACCAGGTTCAATTCCTGTTTACCTCGTTATTCGTGGGTCACACGCATACGGAACTAATATCGAAACATCTGATGTTGATTATTCAGGAGTCTTTGTACAAAGCCAAGATTCCATTTATGGGATGTCTTATAAAGAGCAGATCAATGACGATACTAATGATATTGTTATTTACGAGATCCGTAGATTCCTTGAACTTCTTGAAAAAAACAATCCAACCATTTTGGAACTTCTCAACACACCTGAGGATTGTATCATCTATAAACATCCTATCTTTGATGAAATTCTTAAAAATAAAGAGAAATTCATTACTAAGCAATGTGCTAATTCATTTGGTGGTTACGCCAAACAACAGATCAGTAAGGCTCGTGGTATGAACAAGAAACAAAACTGGGAGAAACAAAAAGTAACTCGTAAAACACCACTTGATTTTTGTTATATTCACAGAGGAGAAAAGTCGATGCCACTTTCTGATTTTCTAAAAGAAAAGGCAATGGATCAAAGATTCTGTGGACTTTCAAATGTTCCACATTCACGAGATACTTATGCTCTTTTCTATGATTTCAAAGAAGAAGAAACTGATGGTGAGATCAAAAACTTTGGATTCAAAGGAATTGCTTTTGAATCATCAAATCAATTGAGACTTTCATCTATTCCTAAGAACCTGACACAGACTAGGAATTTCATCGGGTATGTTTCATATAATAAAGATGGATATACTAAACACTGTATTGATTATTCATCTTATCAGAAATGGCTTGAAGAAAGAAACGAGGCAAGATATGTTGATGTCAAAGGTCACGGACAAATGATCGATGGTAAGAACATGATGCACTGTCGTAGGCTGATGGATATGGCAAGAGAAATTGCCGAAGGTAAAGGAATCATTGTAAGGAGACCAAACGCTGATCAACTACTTGATATCAGAAGAGGAAAGGTTGATCTGAAAACTCTTATTGATCATGTTGAAAGTGAGATCAAAGAGGTAGATAACCTGTTCAAAGAATCAACTTTACCACAATTGGTTGATACAAAATATGTAGAAGAGTTGTTGGTAAAAATCAGAAAAACTATATATAAATAAAATGATCGAATTCTTAATTTTCATATTTGGTGCCGTTGTAGGATATATTATGAATATACTATATCAAGAACTTGTTAAATATCTTGGTGTGAGAAAAAACAAGATATTGTTCGATAGTTTACTCACATCAGTTGAAGGAGGTGAAGGTAAATTTGTCAGTAGGCTCGGTGATTCGATCACCATATTCTTGAAGAAAGGCTCTCATGTTGGAAAATACATCATATATGATAAGACTTCTAGATATGTCAGTATTATTTCTGATAATAAAGAATTGACCAACTCAAAAAAGGTAAGATTATACTTTCCAAAAGAAACGGTAGTTGATGACCTTATTGATGAGATCGAATATAGATTCCATGAAAACATTGAAGATTATGTTGTTGTGAGTGGTATAAAAATAGACCGCGAATATCTTGATTCAATGATGAAAAAACAAATGGATAATTTAGATTCAATGTACAGTACATACCAAAAAAAGGAAGAAAGTTTCAACATTGATGACATCTTGGATAAGATAAATCAAGTTGGGTTCGAAGGACTTACAGATAAAGAAAAAAACTATTTAAAAAATATAAAATAAAATGGACGAATTAAAGGAAATACTTGACGAGAAAACTTTTTATGAACTTGAATTGTTTTTTGCAAATACGAATTTGGACAGAAAAGGGCGAGAACAGTTGATTGATATCATAAAGAAGGTATCAAATCCAACACTTATTGACCAAGTTTTAAGTTTCAGTGAGGAAATCAAAAGCAATATCTAATGTCTTCATACGAAAAATTACAGAATATCTTCAAAGAGGACGAGAAAAAACTCAGCAGTTCTGGTAGAAAGAGACTCGATGCGATTCTTGGTAAGAAAGAGTCTGTTGTGAAATGGCAATCATTCAAAGATATTTTTCAAAAATTGAAATCACCTTTTTTAAAATTGGATAGTCTCATTTTCAAAGATCCGCCTAAATACACAAATCAATTCAATAAGAGATGAAAAAATTCAATAACAGACCAAATAGATTCGTAACATCTGATTCAGATTCTGGATGGATTAGCAGATCATGTGTTGTGGTTGCACTTATACATCACGATAATAAAATATTGTGTGTTAAAAGAGGTGATGATATGACACAAAGTGGTAAATGGTGCATGCCGTGTGGATACCTTGATTGGAATGAAACCATAGAACAAGCTGTTCACAGAGAAGTGTATGAGGAATCCGGAATATATCTACCGGATATCGAACATGAGTTACATGGTCCTGTTCATATAAACTCACATCCTATCGGTAAAAAACAGAACATCACATTTCATTATCATATTGAATTGGATAGTTTGGTCGATTTCAATATTAGTGTTGTTGATCCGGGAGAAGTTACCGATATTGCATGGGTCGAAAAAGATCACATAACTGAGTATGATTTTGCTTTTAACCATAATAATATAATCAATGAATACTTTAAAGGATAAAAAAGGATTTCTTAAACTTTTTGACATCAAGATACCAAGAGAGTGTGATTTTGACTATTATATAGATCAATTGTCAAATCTATCAAGATACTCCAATATCAAGGAACTGGTGGATATATATCACGAGGATGAGTTGAAATATGGTGACCTTTTCGAACTTAGAATGATTCTTTCGAATGAGATCATCAATGAATTGAAAAACACACATGCTTATAATGAAATGTTGATCGATCAACTATCAGGACTTCCTACGAATAAAAGTTATTCATATGACAATGGTATTTATGTTTCGATCGACCTTAGGTCTGCTAATTTCCAATCTCTGAAAAAGTATGACCAAAGAGGTGAAATTCCAACCAGTTATAGTGAGTTGTTAAGTAATTTCAATTCACCAGAGATATTCAAGCATTCAAAATATCTCAGACAGGTGATTTTTGGTAATCTGAATCCTAAAAGACAACAACTTGTTCAACGACATATAGTTCAAGAACTTGTAAGAAAATTGGATTCAGAGAATATTCAAGCAGTGAGAAATGATGAGATAATCATAAAGTTGGAAAGTTATGATGAATATGAATCCAATATAGAACCATATGTTGATTTTGAAAAGTATCGTGTGAAAATCTTTCAAAATTCAAACTATGATGGATTCAGGATCGAGCGTGAGATAGATAGTGATGGCCGACTTATTTCAAAGGATTTTTATGGATTGAACAGGAACATGTTATTTTGGAAGATCAAGGAACTTATAACATTCGAAGAAATAGAAGATCGAGATCTTTATTTCATATCCGAAGGAAAACTTGCAAAATGGGTCATTGAGTGACTTTTATTTGTAATTTTCCATCCATACTGCTGAAATTTTTATGCTGTTTTGTTTCTAAAAGATAATAGCTAACTTCGAATCCAATATCATTTAACCTTTTAAAGAATACATCACATTCTTTGTATATCTCTTGCATTTCATTTTGATTTTCATAGATATTCATTGGAACATGTCCTTTTATTTCATATTTGAATTCCACCAAGTATAAACTCTGCTGTTTCCATCTATTGTGAAGTTTTGCAGTGAACTCATCGACCTCATCTATCAGTTCATATGCAGCATCATATATCTTGCTGATGTTATCATCTGTTTCATTTTCAAATATGTGTCTGATATGCTTCATTTTTATTTCTATTTCTATTTTTGTATATAACCAGCTAGCTGTTTATACAGTAGTTCTATTTTTTTCTGTAATGATCTATGATATCACGACCATTTACTAACTCATCTGGTGCATTCTTTATTTTTGAATCTTCGCAATTGTGAGATACCTTATATTTTCTTTTCACCTTTTCAATGATCTTCACTGGTGTTATCATATTATTGTACCAATATTCTATCAATACAACATCACCTTCATTGAAATAACTTTTATATTCGAGTAAATGTCTCATAATTCTGTAAATTTTTAAGAACCTGTTCTCGGTTGTTCATTATATATCTGATGACATCAGGTCTTATTTTATTTCCCACATATCCGAAGACTTCGGTCGAAAATTTGGTTTCCTCTGGATTCTTGGCCAATTTTCTGAGTTCTTCTGTCGAAACTTTTGGAAGTATCACTCTTGAAATATTATGAACTTGTTTATCAGTGTATGTGGAATTTATTGCAAGCTGATACTGTTTTATCCAACCACCTTTACCAGCTACCGTATTGCCTGTAAGTACGAAATTACCCATTTGTTCTTTTGTGAAATAATGCATTATTATCTCGGTCTCGTCAGAGTTGGGATGTGCGATCAACCAACCATTAACATCTTTTGATATGATATCCCATATTTCTTTTTTCAATTGATAATCATCTGAATGAAATACCTTACCAAGCGATTCATATCCACCTATTTCATCTTTGTAATCAGAAAGTATTGATTCATATGATCCTAATTGTACTCTTTCGTTTTCATCTCTGTAAAATTTGACTGAAATATTCTCACCATTAACGGTGATATCGTATTTACTACCCCTTTTGGTCAATGTGCCACCATAAACACCACATAAGAACCCCTCAAAATTATGTCCTCTGATATCCTGGTGTTTTATAAGTGAGTCAAAATAATCTGCAAATCTCACCTTATCGTGTGTTTCTTGATAATCTAGATCTATATTTTCCCCAAGTTTAAAGAATTCACCCTTTGTTTTCATTATGATCCTTTTTATAACTTGTGATGATTTTTCCTTAGGTAATGGAATCGAACCATATAAGTGTAATAATTTACCCATAAGATCGTCATACTCACTATCATGTGATTCAAACAATTGAAAACTCACTAAATTCTTCATATTATCTATATATTAAATTAAATTTTCATATATTTGTATTATGAAGGATTATCCTCTTTTTATTACTTTGGTCAGATATTATCGAGATAAAACAACATCTCATAATTTCAAACAAGGCAAGCTGTCGATAGCTGAACTTGTTCTCACCGAAGATGGCCAATTATATTTACATCAATCTGATAATAATGTGATAACCATGAATTCCCCAGAAAAACTTGCTGAATCAAGATGCATCATATATTACTCATGGGTAAATTTAGATCAAATTAAATATGTTCATGATTATTGTGAAATGTTGTCAGATGAAAAAGAATGGTTGGTCGGTCACACATACACAAAGGAGTTCATGGCATCTGTGATCAAAGATTTCAGAAAATATAAATTGAAACTCATCACCGGTGATCTTGATATCGAAAAGATAAAGTTTTAAACTTTGTATCTTTTCATTATATCGATCAAAAATGGATCCCGCACAATGTCATCTTCTGTGAATTCAACTATTCCGACACCATCCATCTCTTTGAATCTTTCTATGGCATCAACGAGTCCATTTTTTTCATTTTTATTTAATTTGATATCACATTGTTCTGGATCACCACATATTACCATTTTTGAGTTTTCACCTAATCTTGAAATGAAAGTTTTCATTTCAGAAACAGTAAGGTTCTGTGCTTCATCCAATAAACAATAAGTGCCGATAGGCTCATTGTTCTCATCGTATTTTCCAAAAGTTGTTCCTCTCATGAAATTAACAACCTTATCATTGACAACATTACTTCCCTTTAAGAATTTTCTAACTTTGCTTCCGACCATCTTATCCAAGTTATCATAGAAATGGTCAAAATAATTGGTTATCTTATCTTGAAGGTCGCCAGGCAATGCACCCAATGATTTTGGAGAAACTTCAATTATAGGAGTGGTCAACATCATATCTCCAATTCTAAAATCATCTGACTTCAATAATTCCAATCCTGTTTTCAAGGCAATGAAAGTTTTTCCTGATCCTGGACTTCCAGTTACGAATGTTATTCTATTTTCTTTTATCGTATTGGCCAATTGTTTTTGCTTTTGGTTCTTGAACTTACAATTGATCTTGAAATTCAGATTCATCAATTGTCTCATTTCATCAGCTCTGATATCTTCCATTTCGTTCAAAGCATCTTGTAATTCTTGTTTCTTGGTTCTTCGTCTAGCCATGTAATTGATTTTTTTAATAGTTGTCAAACAGAAAATCTCTCAATTTACTGCCTTTCAATTCGATACCATAATATGATTTTCTTAATATTGTCGTTTCAATTATCTCACCATCATATGGGAAGTATATCCATGAATGCTGTCGCCATACACTATCATCAATACCTAAGGCCCATCCTGTCATCAATGAAATTTCATCTGGTGAATTGTTCTGATCCATCCAATTCTCATAGAATGTTGCAGAATTTCTATGACATTTTGATGGATCCATCTCATACAATATGACTGAATAATCATCTGAATCGTAAAAATCACCTGATCCGATCAATTGTTCGATGTCTTCTTCAAAAACTTGATTCACTTGATCACCATCGTGCTCCAATAATATTGATTCAAGCTCTTTGAATCTATTGAATGATTCGTATTTTTTTATTGTTTTATCATCTTTCATAGAATCCAGCAAATAATTCATGTTGTGTCAGATAATTGTAATGATCATCTTTCATATATTTTGGATTTATCAAAAATCCTTTCAAGTATATATCAAGTGGCTCAATTGACCCTCCTGATTTTTCTCTTTCATTTAAAAATTTTCTTCCTTTCAGTGAATGTTTTATTACTTTTGTTATAAGAAATTCTTCACGCTCTCGTTTCATATTCATTCCCTGTTCATATCCTCTACCTATTGAATATCCCCAGTTATATGGTACTATTTTATATTTCTGTTTCAATTTGTCTTGATCGAATATGAAAACAACTGATTGCCATTTTTTTGCATATTCAACATCTCTTGTAAGTGATATTCCTCTCATCCACCAAGAATCATCATATCCTGGCATGTCATCTTTCAGTCTTTTACCACCTGGCCAAGTTCTTTGAAATCCATAGCAGTCCAATCTGTTCAATTCAAGTGCATTGATAGCATACTTTGCTTCAAGTGCGTGATAAAGGTCAGCTCTTGACACTTCTTCTGTGATATATTCAGAGAATCTTATCACCTTTGGATTCATTTTGAAATCAAGTAAGTAATCTTCGTTGAATTTACCACCACCACACTTTGAACATGATAATTTGTTCTTTGGCTTTATGTTCTTATAGAACTTTTTATGACATGTTCTGCACTCAGCTATCCATTTTGCAACATTGTCCATATTCACACTTGAAAGTGGTGTGCATTCTTTTGCATTGCAACCTATTTCTTTTGCAATTCGTTGCCACTTACTATCATGGTTTGATTTCTTACCTCTATTATTGAAGTCAATTGCGTGTGCTATCTCATGCAATATCGTGTTCTTTATTCTATCAAGTGATGTTTCATTCTTGGTCAATTTTCTTGATAGTATGATTTGTTTATATCGATAGTTACATCTTGCAAAATAAAATTTCTGATTGTCTTTCATTTCACGATCGTTACCGAATTTGAATGTCCAATCACTCAGTCCATGTTGTCTTAGCATGGAATCTCCCATTTTTTTTATTTTGTTCAGGTCCATCATATTATTTCAATCATATTATTTCAACATCAATTGCGCTAGTCAGTTCGATAACTATTGATGACAAGTCATTTGTTCTGAATATGCCGATGAATACCCGATTTCTGATCCTGCTAGTGAACACTGGAAAGGTTTCTCCTGGGTTTCGGACCCATGTTATATCTTTTAATTCTTCCCATAGTTTATTCATCATACTTTTTTTGATTTTATCTGATGTTATAACTAAATGATTTCTATCCAGATTCTTAGTGTGATTGATAGACATATCCTTCAAATTGAATTCTTTTTCAAGATATTCTGTAAATAACTTTTTATTGAGTGTCAAAGTGTTGTCTTTAATAGAGAATGAATTCGATGCTTTATCCCACCATTTTTCGAAAATGAACAGGATAGCGATCTTATTCATGTTTTCGAAATTTACCCATACCTTATCGAAATTATCTTCGATCTTGCCTATACTTTCTTTTATGAGTTCGACTATTTTCAGGCTGTTACTCATTTGATTTATAACTCTATCAACATCACTGACAGATTTTGCGAACATGTTCGATTCACCTATCTGTTTATCAAGTGTCACTAAAATGAGATGCTCTTGATTTTCGTATTTTATCTCATAATCGGTCAATTCATCCTCGACATCCAACATAGCTTCATTTACGAGTGTACGCAACTTTCTTTTCATTTCTACCTTATCTTTAAGGTCACTGGATTCATTGAACTGACTGAATTTGTGTATCATTTATCAATTTTATTTTGTTACTCTATATATTAAAACCAAACTACAATAACCAACTATAATTCACATGTCAATAAGGAGAGATGTAAATAAATATAAGCCAAGAAAAGAGCAACAAGAGTGTTTGGATTTCATTGATTCAAATTATAAGAAAAATCCACAGGATAAGATATATCTTTTGGATCTTCCAGTAGGTGTGGGAAAGTCACATCTTGCTATGATGATATCACAATGGTATTTTGATAATGTTAACAGGATGGCAAGAGTTGATGTCATCACGAATTCAAAGATATTGCAGGATCAATATTCATCGACCTATAATTCAATTCAAGACCTGAAAGGAAAGGATAACTATGAATGTAAAGAATATGGATGTTCCTGTGCGCAAGGTGCAGAGTTCAATAAATTGAATAAGACGAAATGTGATGATTGTCCTTATCAGTATGCAAGAGAGTCATTCATAAATGGTAAAATTTCATTGACCAACTTTTATCTTTATGTACTTTATGCACTTTACATACCAAAGGTGTTGGAAAATAGAGCAGCATCTGTTCTTATAGTCGATGAGGCTCATTCATTTGATGAGGTCATGAGTAATTTCATATCAGTAAAGATAACTGAGAAAACCATTAAAAAGATGAAACTCACCGATGAGAGGAAAATGCTAAGTGAGTTGAAGTCGGTCAAGACGATATCAGAATATATCAAATTCTTGAAGAAGCTTGAAAAAACAATTTCAAATTCAATGAATGACATTACACGATCAATGATGGGCAGATCACGAAGCATCACAAAAGATAAAAGAAGTGTTAAATTATCAGTGATACTGGAAAAAGGTCCGAACAGTGATGTGAAAATGATGAATCTCATATCTGACCTTGATCAGTTGAGATCAAAGATCGAGATATTTTTAAAAGAGTATGAGAATGATCCTGACAATTGGATATTGGAATCAAATTGGAATGAAAAGACCAAGAAGGTTGAACTTTCACTTGAGCCGATATGGGCCTATGAATATCTTGATAAATATGTTTTCTCAAAATACGATATGGTCTTTCTCATGTCAGGAACAATATTGAACAAATCTCTTTTCTGTGAAATAAATGGCCTCGATGTTGATCGGTCAGTATATTACTCGATCAATTCACCATTTGAAGTAAGTAAAAGACCTATATTTTATATGCCGCTTGGTAAAATGTCATATAAACAAAAAGAAACAACATTCAAGAATTACATACCATATATACATAAGATACTGAAAAAGTACAATGATAAGAAGGGGATCATCCACACAAATTCCTTTGAATTGTCAAAATGGATCGAGGATTCAGTCAAGGATGATAGATTGATGTTCCATGATTCATCAAATAAAGATCAGGTCCTGAACGAACATTATGACTCTACTAAGCCGTCAGTGATTGTCTCACCATCAATGGATACCGGTGTAAGCTTCGATGATGATAAGGCAAGATTTCAGATCATTGCAAAGGTTCCATATCCTACACTCGCATCTAAAAAGAACAAGATGCGTCAAAAAATGAAACCTGATTGGTACATATGGAGAACCGTGTCCGGCTTGATACAAATGACCGGAAGAGCTGTAAGATCAGTGGATGATCATGCCGATACAATTATAATAGATGGAGGATTCGGTGATGTAATGAGATTCAGTTCACATTTTTTACCGAAATGGTTTCAAAATGCAATAAGATCGGTCAATATCAAAACAAAAGTTTGATCATTTGAAGCTATCGAATCGAACTATACTGGATTCATTCTTCTTCTTTTTCTCAATTGCCTTTCTCAATCCTTCTGGAAGCTTCTTTTGTTTTGCAGTTAATCCTTTTGATTTTCCTTCTTCTTTATCTTCCATTGAATCTTCGATCGCTTTTCCTCTTGATTTCTCATACTTAGAGATTTTCTTGTTCTTATCGAGGTCAGCTTTTTTTGGATTTTTCAATCCTGATTTTTCGTACGATACTTCGTTCTTTTTCTTTTCATCAACCTCGACAACTTCTGATGCCTCAGACTCACAGGTATCACAACCTTCTTCTTCAAGTTCGGATATTTCATCCTCTTCTTCGTATTCGTCTTCAAATTCTGGTTCTACATAGAATTTTTCAAATTTAGTGAGGTGTTTCATAATAAAAGATTTAATTTTAATGTATATATATTATTCTAAAAATAGAAAATGTGATTTTATATATATTTCATGAAAAAAATTTTCGATTATTACCAGTTCATAAATGAGTCGAAATATGTGAAGGTTCCATTTGTTTTCTCAATAGATTTCGGAAAAACAATAAGAAAAATAGATGAGTTGATCGGAACAGATGTTGCCAATAAATTACTTGATAGAACAATCGATTTCAGGTCGGATATTTCTTTGATCGACCTATCAGATGATCCGAACATGGTTGAATTCACAACTGCAGATAAAATATCACAAAAGTTCAATACAACTGATTTTGTCCTATTAGGTCTTAATATATCACCTTTGGTCTATTCTGGATCTAAAATTTACAATGAACAAAGATCCAAGATGAGGATAGGAAAATTCCTTAAAAAAATATTAGGTGCTGATATCAATGACCAAGAAGTTGAAAAGTTCTCAAAGGCATATGAATCACAGAATCGAGAAGATTCAAAATATTTCGAGATATATCGAGGAGTTGATATCAAAATAGGTTATGATACTGAAAATTTTGTTGAAGCGGGATCAAGTGAGTTGCACAATTCATGCATGAATGATCGATTTTATGAATTGGAATTCTTTCTTGGGTGTCCTGTCATGTTACTTACTTTGAAACAGAATGAAAAGATATGTGCAAGAGCGCTTATTTGGGAAGTTGAGGTTATTGATAGGTCAGGAACTTTATCCGGCAAATCCAAAAAATACAATTTCATGGATCGTGTGTATTACATTGATACAAAAGACCTATACAGGTTTCAGAGATGGTCCAAGGAAAATAAAGTGTTGTACAAGAGCGATAATAAAACAGGCCCATTCGAAAAAATAACAATGCCTGATGGAACACAAACATTTCTGAATATGAAATGTGAGATAAAAATCGATCTTGATGAGTGGCTTGATATAGATAATCCTTATATGGTTCCTTACATTGACACTCTCTGCCATGGTCAGAAAAATCAACTTAGTAATTTCATACCATCAGATGGAAAATATTATGTGTTTCAAGAAACAGATGGTACCGTATTGGTGCAATCGAATATGAAAGATGTAAATGGTGAAAGAATACCGGAATCAGAATCACACAATTATGTGATGTCGAATTATCAGCAAGGACTTGTTCATGTAGATGATGTCGAATATGTTGAATATGAAGCTGATGGAAAAATTATGAAAGATCCGATTGATATAGAAGTTCTTAAACAGTCTGATGATTTTAAACAAATAGATAATAAATGGATAAAAGTCAAGTAAAATGTTAGAATGATGCTTGATAAAATAAAAGAAAATTTCAAATACAGTGAATCAATTCACGGATCATTTTATTATTTGAATGAATCAAAAATCAATAAACACATTTTTGATGTAAATGTTCTGAGCTTTAAAAACTTCTACGCCAACCTCATACTTTATGTGAATGATAACATATTCGAACTGGGCGACGAATCTATTGAAGAATTGAGAAGCTTAATGGATCAAAATGACATAGACAGTAAGTATTACAGGAACTCTTTTTTTGGAAAAAAACTGATGAACAAATATCACAGTATCAATAGAGAGGATCAAAGAGGAATGAAAATGGGAAACATGGTCATACAGATCGGACGGGAGATAATGGAATCAGTGAGACATAACTATCATGATGTTACATGTATTGATACAGACATGATAATCTCTGAGTCAACAATAGAAATTGACATAGAATTACCAATTGAGAAGGAAAAATACGAATGTATCAGGTTTATAAATGCAAAAAGGTATGTCTTTAAGGAGTATGGAGAATCAGAGATCAAAGTAAGAGGGTACACCAGAAGAGACCTTCAGAAAACCTTGGGTTACCAACAAGAAATGATGAAATTATTAAGAAAGCAAAAGCTTAAAAAAATCTTAGAATGAAAAAAAGATGTGAAACATGTGCTCATTTTAGAGAATACTTCCATATGGATACAATATATTCGGACGAGTATATATGTAAATTACATGGGGACTCTGCACTCATAACACATCCTGATACACAATGTTGTGAGAAGCATATAAGTGATTTAGGTCACAAACGAAAAGAAAAATTAAAAAAACTTCTTGATTGATTTCTATTATAATAGAAAAATATAAATTAAAATGGCAGAATCAGTAACAGATAATAACTTCTCAGAATTCATCCAGAATAAAGTAGTTCTGGTGGATGTATTCACAACTTGGTGTGGACCATGTAAGATGCTAGGACCTATCATAGAAGATGTTTCAAATCACTACGAGAATGATGAAAAAGTGAGTATAGGAAAGATGAATGGTGAGGAAAACAGAGAAACTATCACACAACTACAAGTGAGAAATGTTCCTACGATCATATTTTATAAGGATGGTCAAGAAGTTGAGAGAAAAGTGGGTGTTGTTCAAAAAAGTGAATTGATCAATATCATTGATAATCTTAAAGATTAGTCTAAATGGATGAGTTCTTAGAGATATTGAACGACCATTCGATAATAACGATGAGTTATAATTCATCATATGAAATAAAGGTCAACAGCTTTATCAAGTATTTTTACAATGATCCTACATTTTTCTCGGATATGGATATCGATGAGATATTTGAGAAACTGAATGAAAAAAAGTTCAATCGATCTATTGTGATATCATCGATAGTTGGTAATGAGAAAACAATAGTCATAGATCTACCATCATTGCATCTACCAGATGGTTTGCCTCTTAATTCGAGAAATCAACATAAAACTCTGATGCACCGATTATCTGAACTTATTTTCATTAATGATGAAATAAAATGGAGGTTCATAATTCTCTCACATAAATATACATCTTTTGGCAAGCATAATATTTTAGGTGGTGAGCAGCTTTTATATCACTCACATCATGTGCTCGATATTGATGAAGATATCAACATAATCAAATCCAGAAATTTCTCACCGAAATATCTTGAAAAATCAGATAAATTACTTAGAAAGATCAAATTGAATGACATACTCAATGAAACTGAAAAATAAAAAAGCATATTTTGACTTTGATATAGAACAAGAATATGTTTGTGGTATCAAACTTGTTGGATCCGAGGTCAAATCCGTTAGAATGAAGATGATATCATTCTCAGACTCATATGTTCTGATAGATAATGAGAATCAGGTGATCCTTAGAAATCTCAGTATTGCAAAATATGAGAATGCATCATTTGACAATCACGATGAGAAGCGGGATAGGATACTTCTTTTGAATAAAAAGGAGATTGAAAAGATATCTCACTCACAGATGGCAAAGAACCTTTCTATCATTCCTCTTGAAATATTCACAAAAGGAACACTTATAAAAGTGAAGATAGGTCTTGGCCGTGGTAAAAAGAAGTATGATAAGAGGAATTCAATTAAGGAAAAGGACATAGAAAGAGAAGTAAAAAGAAATGAGAAAAATTGATATTGAATTTGGTGATGTAACATCTGAGTTCTTGGACAGAAGTAGTATAATGGCTCGAAGTCTTATAAAACAACTTATACGAGAAGGTATAAACAAAGATTTCTCATCAGTTCTACTATCACCTGGTGTCATATTAGAGGTCGATTTTCCAAGATACAGTTTGATACCATCCGAAAATCAATCAACCGGTCAAATAATGATGATAGGTATGTGTGATGGTTTTTTCATATTCAAGGATATGGTTGGATTTTTAGACCATTCACATCAAGCATGTTTATTTGACACATATGATATTCAAGTAGTATCAAGTATGATATTGAAAGATATCAGAATGAAAAAAATGAAAGATATACTTAATTAAGATTCCTCGGATTGTTCATTTTTACCTTCTTCCTTTGTCTTATCAAAGTTTTCAGAGCTTATCACAACCAATTTATTTATTTCAACATCTGAACCGTTCTCGGTTTTCACTTATATATAAAAAAATAAAAATAAAATTTTGGTGGTAAACTTTTAATATATATATTTGTATAACAATTGAGAGTCAATTAATAGACACTTGGAATTCTCACACTGAGATAGGCCGTCGCATTAAAACGGGGTTGTTTTATAAAATAAAACTATACGTGATGTAACCCGTGGCTGAATCCCTTTCTTGGATGTGGGTGAAAATCCCACCGAAAGTGTCTTTAAAGAACTTGGTTAATAATTTTTATCTCTTTTATAAACCCTGGTTTGAGATTACTTTCAATTATAATATTATAATATAGATATAATAAAAAAATAAAGAGGTCTTTTGTGTTAGTATATGGTAAGTGTAACTTTCACAGATGATATATGATTTAGATAAAATATATAATTGAATTATATATGAATAGCTTACCTTGATGTGTCTATGATGGTATGACACATCAATAAGATGAAACCATTATGGAGAGTTGAATACGGCAAAACGGGACATTGCCAAACCAAGGGACATTAGAGTAGCTCATATTCTTTTGTCTTTTAAGATAAAGTCCAAGTGGTCAGACCACAAAAGTTAAACGAACATCAAGTTCAAGGTTTTAGGCTTTAGACCTAGTTTAACAGAAGTTCCACAACTCTCCATTTATTTTGCAACAATTTTAAAATCAATATAAAATGACACTTAAAGAACAGATCAAAAAAGATTTCATGGCAGCTTTCAAAGCAAAGCAAACTCTGAAAAAACAATTGCTATCAACCATCAAAGGTGAGATTGAAACACAGGAGAAATCAGGTGTTGAGATGACAGATGACCAGGTTGAGAAGATCCTACAGAAATTCAAAAAGAATCTTGAGCAATCATTGAGTGTGAGAGATGATGAATCAACCAGAGAGGAATTGAACATTGTATCTAAATATCTTCCTGAGGAATTGTCAGAGGAGGCCATTCGTGAAAAGGTGTCACAACTCATTTCCAGTGGAGTTGGACACATTGGACAGATCATGAAAGAATTTTCAAATGTTCCTTGTGATAAAAAGGTTGTATCACAGGTTGCAAGAGAGATGCTTCAGTGATATCGATTTTTTTTGAGATGAGAGACCGGATTGAAAATCAATCCGGTTTTTTTATATATATGACATGGCAAAAGAGTTCAAAACAATAGATGAGTTTGTAAGTTACCTCAGGTCAAGGAATAGAGAATCCAATATCAATGTCCGCAAAGGAGAAATATATTCAATCGGTGATGTTAGAATGTATAATGATGATATCGATAAAGTGCCTTTTAAGTTTGAATTTGTAGATGGGTATATTGATGTATCAAATAATGATCTAATGAGTTTTGAATTTCTTCCTGAAGATGCAAAATCCTATGATATATCAGGCAATCCAGGAGTTACCGGTATCTTAAAAGAGATAACTGATAAATGTTCACACTGGACATTCAAAAAAATATACAACCAACTCATACAGAATTGTCTTATCAATGATGTCTGGGTGGATGGTGTAACAAATCTTGAGATCATCGAAGAAATTTGGAAAGAAACAAAAAATGACATTTATTTGGAGGATAAAAATGGATTCATGTCAAGATACTACAAATTACTTGACTCGAATGACATCGATCTTCTGGCGGATTATTATGATGTCACAGGTGACATATGGTCAAGTGATGATATATTGAAAAAGATATTTGACAAATTCGCTTCAGATAAATCAAATGAAAGAATTTTGAATTTCAGAATCTTATCAGTTCTCATGTCAAATGATGAGGATAGCAAGATCAAAGACCTTATAGTGAAAAGTGGTTATGAGAAAGTATTGCCTTATATTTCATTATCTGAAAGACAAGATGAAGAAAAGAACATTCAAAAGGTGATATACCTGTTAGGTAAAAAAGTAACTCGTGGTGAGAAAACAATACAACGCGATGAGGAAAATGAGTGTCTTGTTTTCAATGCATCATACGAGTTCATAGAAAATGATCAAGGTCTGTTCAAGAAGCAATTGAATATTGAAAGATTGATGAAGGTGGACATATACGATGCATCTGACCTTCAGATCATTAACATGATGAAGATGAGATCAAGATTCCAACAGGATGTTGAAACATATTTCATATGGGTTCCAAAAGGATCATTCGATGAATACATAGAAACGAATGATATTCCCGATTATATCCTTGATCTCATAGATAAAAAGAAAACAAGAACATGAAATCATTTAAACAATTCAATGAATCGAATCAGGAATCTCTTCCATACCTTAATATCAAGGATGGGAAGTATAAATATGATTATTCTAAGATGTCAGTTGATGACCTTAATAGACAATTTGACTTTCATAGAGAAAAACATATTGAAATGGAAGATTCAGATCCTGAATTATCAAAACATCATCTTAATATGATGAGACAAATACACACTAAATTGATAAATTCGCAAAAGAAGCAAAGAGCTAAGAAAAGACAAGATGATATTGCTCAACATAAAGAAAGGATAACTGATATCTTTCAAGATATGATAGACGAGGATCTTACTGATTTCAGTATTAAAACCTTCAGTCATACCGGTGAGTTCGGAGTAATTCGTGACGAATCGATTTACAGAACGATACTTGTTGGAATGACGATGGAAATAATGAACAGTTCAGATAGTGCATTCATTGAGACTGAGCATTTCAGCGGATTTACGAATTTCGATGGTATGTATGAAAAGCTTGGATTTTTAAAGAAATTCGATCAGATACAAAAAGTGTTGAAGGATGCAGGGTATGATTTTACTTTCACATGCGAAGTTGATATAAATGAAGATGAAACTTCTAAAATTCATGTGAAAGGTTTCTGTGCATTGAAAAAATAGTTATATTTGTAAAAAATAAATTAAATGCACTCAATACAAGTTTATCTATTGGACAAAAAAGAAATAAGAGGTGAAAAGATCAGATCCGTAACAGAAGGTGAAAGTTCGGATATAAAATTCACCAAAATGGGTGAAGGTATCTTAGCAACTACTCACATTCCAAAATTCAAAGAATTCAGAAAAGGAAAGACAATAGCCAAGATCGAAACAGATTATTTTGGAGGATCTGGTGAGCAATCTGCCAAACTTTATGTTGATGGAGTCAAGAAGTATGATGAATCAGATGTTTTTGATTATTCAAAAACTCCTATCAATGATGTTCTCAAAATGATGGGTGTTGTTAAAAAAACAGGTATGGATGAATTTGATACTATCGGACTTGGGAAATTTAGAACAAATCAAGATTTCGAATGAAAGATAAGGTATTGAAAATTGTAAATGACGAAGAATTCCAAAAACATTTCAATAAGTGGAACTTTTTTGATTATGAGGGAACCTTAGAAAATGAATTAGGACATTTGCCATATTCCAAGGATCTTTCATTGAGAAAACCTGGTCAGATATTCTTATTTGAGAATTTTCAAGATAGTGATTATCAAATAATACATTATCCAACATTAGCAGTTTTCTTAGACTATATTCCGTGTGATCAAACCGTTGAAATTGAGTATTCACCTATCAAAAGAAATCATCAATTAAAGAAAAACGAATATCTCGAAGCAGAGATAAGAAGAGATGCACAATGGCATAATTATCATTTGATATATGGTGTTTGGAATTCTTATCCAACTTGGAAAGAATTAAGAAGAGCATATGAAAGAACATGGTGGTTCCATAAAACAAAAAAACAAAAAAGAAATATAAAGATCAATCAAATTTTTAAATGAGAAAAAACACAGAGCACAAACTCAATAATCAAGTAAGATTTCCAAAAGTAAGAGTTATCGGTGATGGTGACGGTGAGATAATGTCATCTTATGATGCATTTCAACTTGCAAAATCACAGGACAAAGACCTTATACTCATATCAGAAAAGGCAGATCCGCCTGTTGTGAAAATAGAAGAGTATAGCAAATTCATCTATGATCAGAAACAGCGTGAGAAAAAGATGAAAAAGAACCAAAAGCGGGTCGAGATGAAAGAATTGAAACTGAGTGTGAATATTGCAGAACATGACCTCATGGTAAAGGCAAAAAAAGGTGAAGAGTTTCTCAAAAAGGGAAATAAGATCAAATGCACTTTGATGATGAAGGGCCGACAGAACCAGAACAAACAACAAGGAGAGGTTGTCATGTTGAAATTCGCAGATATTCTTTCTGACATCGGTGTTCCTGAGTATCTTCCAAAATTACAGGGAAATAAATGGCAAATGACTCTGAAGCCAAAGCAATGAACTTAAATGAACCTTTTTTCATTCTTTATTTGAATGTTGATGGAATGAGTCAGCAATTTATCGATGAATATACTTCACAGTGTTCAAAGACCTTATCACATCAAGGTATAGTATCATTTGTTATTCCTGTAAGAAATCAGGAAACAAAATTCGAATGTGTTTGGAAAGGTTCAAAAGAAGATCCGCAGAATTTCGATTTTATGGTCGAAAAAATGAACAAATTATTTAAAATGATGAGTGATGGTATTGATAATGATACCATTACAAGGAAAGTAAGACAATTCACACTTGAAAATATTCTAAATGAGTGACATTTCAGAAAAAGTAAAAAATGAAGGTGACCACCATGAATTCAATTATAGAGGATTCAGATGCTCTATGATCAGAAATGCTTTTTCCACATGGTGTGGTTATATTGATATACCATCAGATTATGATGGAGATATCAACCATATACATGTTCATGGTGGTATCACCTATGATCAAGTGGATGGTGATATAAGAACAATTGGGTTTGATTGTGCTCATGCAGGAGATCGTGTGCCTTTTTATGATCATATCGGATTATATGATAGTGGAATTTACCGAGATAAACAATTCGTGATAGGTGAACTAAGATCAGTTGTTGATCAATTGATGAATATCGACTTTTTCATCAGATATTCAAGAAATAAGACATTGAAGTTTTTAAAGGAATGATTATATTTGAAAAAAAAGAAAATGGAATATAACTATATTGAAGAATTGAAAGAATCGGTATCTGAATCAAAATATTTTGATATCTGTGTAATGGAAGAAGAGTATTTTCAACAACTTGAAATAGAAAATATCATAGAAAAAGAAAAAAGCGATGAAAGTTACATTTGATAATATAGAAAGTATAATTGAAAATCTACCCTTGGATCAGAACACAAAAGATAAAATGGTTGAAAACTCAAGAATAATAACGAGCTTCAGAGATCATTTGTGTGATTGTGACGGTCTAACAAAAGAGGAGGCCGAGAAAATGATACAGAATGTTACTACATCTTCATTTGATGGATCAGTAGAATCCATAAATGAATCACTCGTTAAATTTGCAAGAGAAAAGAATTTCAAAGATGTTGATAAGATTGAAAAATCATTGAATTATTTTAAAAATGTCAAGCGATAAATTCATATCCAAACTTAGAAAGCTAAAGATGAAGGTTGTCTTTGGTGAGGTTGAGTTCAATATATCGCGTGATAAATTAAAAGAATTCAAAAAAAGCAAAGAGTTCAAAATATACAAAAAACATTATCAAGGCGAGGTTATAACAGGATCAACTGTCCTTTTGGTATATGATATGTTGTTAAGATATCCAGTCGATATCGACATTCTTGATACGCTATCAAGAGATACCGACATTGTTAGAGGTGAATATCCATCGGATTTTCCTGATGGATACCGTGGTTCAGTGAAACACCAATTCGGTAAAATATTCAAAGATTTTATTTATGTTGATCTCTTTGAACCTAAAACTGATGGTCATACTGAGATCGATGGTATAAAATTTGACAATGTTCTAAATGTATTGAAATCCAAGATACGTCTTATCGAAAGGTCATCATCGATGACACAAAGAAACAAACACATAAATGATATTTCACATATTTTCACTAAATTTGATATATGAAATATGAAAATTACAGATATCTTTATCCACCAAGGCCAAAGAATGCCATACCTCCATCTGAGCTGAAAGGATATGATAATAATATACTATTTGCACAGCCAAAACTCAATGGGTCAAATTGTGTGATATTCACCAACGGCACTGAGTGTCATATGATGAATAGACATTATCAGAGAATGTCAAATTTTAAAATATCGAAAAATGAGATAATCAGCACATTCAAACCCAATGGAAAGTGGATCGTTCTCAATGGTGAGTATATGAACAAGTCAAAGCGTGATGAAAGGAATGAGTTGTTCAATCACAAGTTTGTTCTATTTGATTGTCTTGTCATTGATAATAAATATCTAGTTGGTAAAACATTCAAACAACGAGTTGATATCATTGAGAAATTCAATGATATTGGTTCAAATATCGAACATCTTGATAGATTGTCTGAAAACATATATAGAGTGAGAACATATAATGAACACTTTACTGAACTATTTGAGAAGTTGATAGAAGTTGATATGATGGAAGGTCTTGTTCTGAAAAGAAAACGAGCAAGACTTGAGACCGGATACAATGAATTGAATAACACAAAAACTCAGTTAAAGTGTAGAAAGCCTACAAAAAATTATCACTTTTGAATGAAAATATATTTAGATTTTGATGGAACTGTTGTTGAACACATGTATCCTGAAATTGGAAAAATAAATCCAGGATCTTTGGATGTAATACAAAAATTACACGATGCTGGTCACGAAATAATAATAAACACGATGCGTGCTGATATGAGAAACGGTACACTACAACAGGCACTGTACTTCCTCAACTCAATACCTTACTGTAATATCAAGTTTGAAAAGTTCTGTGCATCAAAAGTTGATCCTGATGAATGGGTAACCCCAAATAAAGAAATGGAAAAGATATACATTGATGACATTGCACACGGAATCCCACTCAGAGACGGATTCCATGTAGGTTCAAAAATGGTTGATTGGCAAGAACTGAATAGACAATTTACAGATAATAATATTTATTGATGAAGAAGGAATTAAGAAAACTCAAATTATTTGAACTTGGTATAGGAGAATGGCCATATACTACCTCCTACGAATCGATGAAAGATGTGGTTGATCGAAATCTTGATGGGTGTGTTATCAAGACAAGTGATGATTGCCCAGATTCTTATGTTTTCATTCAAGGGGGAAAGTATATTATGGAGCAGGATAAAAAAAATGACGCTTTATGGGTCAGATGGGATGGTCTTTGGTCCATTTTTTCAAATGACTTTTCTTTGGAACATAGTGACATTCAAGCAATTATAAAGTTCCTGGTGGAACAACATCTCAAATCAAAGGTAGGAACACCAAAATACGACTATCCGAATTCAACATCTGAGGTGGAACAACATCTCAAATCAAAGGTAGGAACACCTGGTCTTCATATCAATTACACCATTGAAGGGGTGGAAAAACATCTCAAATCAAAGGTAGGAACACCCCAGGAATCTACTTGGTACAACTGAACACCGGTGGAACAACATCTCAAATCAAAGGTAGGAACATCCGATTGGGTCACGCGGATCCTGAGTTGAAAAAATTAGTGGATAATTGAACTCGTGAAAGACTATCAATAGTATCAACATCTGAAAGCCCAAACAACTTTGACAGATATTTTCAATAGAATTTAAAACTGTTAAAAATATAAAAAAAATGGATTTAGGAAAAGATTTTAGAAAATTTGCCAATTCTGAAGGAATTGCATCAACAACATTGGACTCAATAGAAGCGTCACTTACACCTTATATTCTTGAAGAACGAGAAATGAGAGCAACTCAGATCGATATATTTTCAAGATTGATGAGAGATAGAATTCTTTGGGTAAGTGGTGTGGTTGATCAAAGAATGTCTGATGTTGTTCAGGCACAACTTCTATACTTGGACCAAGCAGAAAAGAAAGATATCAATATGTATATCAATTCACCAGGTGGTTCTGTTATGAACGGTCTTGGTATTTATGATGTTATGAATTATATCTCATGTGATGTTGCAACTATGAACTTGGGTATGTGTGCAAGTATGGGATCGGTTCTTCTGTCAAGTGGTGCCAAAGGTAAACGATCATCTTTGATATACTCAAGAGTTATGACACACCAAGTAAGTAGTGGAAATCAAGGCGTGATTGAAGATACTAGAATATCACAAATAGAAAGTGAAAAGTATAATTACATACTATTCAGAATATTGGCAAAGAATTGTGGTAAAACATTTGATGAGATGTTAGATTCGTCAAGAAGAGATAAGTGGTTTAATTCACAGGAGGCTCTTAATTTTGGACTAATTGATGAGGTAATAGGAATTGAAAAAAACAATGGAATTGAGAACTTATTGGAGGGATTTGATTCATATTATAAAAAAGAGGTTTTAGGAAAATTTTAATCATTTCCAAGCCAATCATACCAATTTGTCCATTCTTCTTTGTAAACATAATCTGGGGCGGATGGTAAACGAATGAACTCTTCTGGTTTATTTTTACACCATTCTCTCCATTCTTTATTTGTGTTGATATTCAAACTTCTTGAAATTTTTCTAGCTTCATTAAAATTCATGTAAAATTCTTTACTTTTACTTCTCTGATTGCTGAATAGATATTCCGACCATTTGAAGTTTTCATAGTATCTCTCTGGTTTTTTCGGTAAAAAATCAGATAATGTGTTTTCTTTCGATTTCTTTCTATACTCAGCGACGGTAATCTTACCGTAATTTTCTTTTATCCATATTTTAGCCGATTCAAAATCAAGATAATCATTACCTTTCCTTATTTTAGATTCATATCCTATAAAATCCTCCCACTCAAACAATTCTTTATAGATATTTTTAGGATTCTTCGGTATAAATAAAGGAATTTCTTTACACCTTCTAAAATCCATAGAATTTTTAAAATCAAAGTTCTCTTTCAGATATTTTTTAGCTTCTTCGTAACTCAAATAAATATCTTTTCTATTATGTGCATGTATATTTCCTGTTCCTAGATAATCTCCCCAGTATGTCCAATCTGGAAAAACTTTATTAGGAGCCTTTGGGAGAAAATCGGGAAATTTTTTCATTTTTGACCATTTTTTGTAGTCAATCATTCTTGTTACCCATTCAGGTTTATTTAATTTCAGCCAAGTTTTACACTCATCAAATGACTTATTATATTTGTTAAACATTTTACCATCACCACCGTCTGTAAGATTTACAAGATTGCATTTTTCTCTGTATTCCTTAATTGTCTCGGTTTCAACTTTTTTCCATAATTCTTGACTTGACACTTTCAAAACCTTAATACCAACATCACTACCTTTGGAAACAACACTTTTTATCCAAGATGATTTATAGCTTGTTCTTCTTTTATCATTTTTGTGATCTCTTATTCTCTTTTTTGGATTATCGGTTTTACCAATGTATCTTATTTCATCCTCTTTACCTATTTCATAGAGTCCATATATGTATGTAATTTTGCAACTGTTCATTAAACTAATGTATATTTTTTCATATACTATATATAAAAAAACCACTTCCCTATATGGAAATAAATGAGAATATCAAGAAATCAAAAAGAAAATATGGTGATAGATACAATAAAGAGAATGTAAATGTTCAATTGAATCGAGAATTGATAAATAAATTGAAAGAGAAATTGAATAAAGAGAAAAGCATCAAATCTCATATTGAGGAATTGATAGAAAAAGATATCTTAAAATGATAGAATTGAATAGAATATTCAACGAAGATTGTCGTGAAACCATGTCAAGGATGGGTGATGATTCGATCGATCTTGTATTGACCTCACCACCATATAATATGATGACACAGGTCAAATATAACAAGTATATACGAAGGGTATCACCAAAACACAGATCCAACAAATATCTTGATTTCAATGATGGATTGAAACCTGATGAATTTTATCGGACACACTCAGAGATACTTAAAGAACTTTTAAGGGTCTCTAAGTGTGTTCTTTATAATTTTCAGATTGTGAGTGGTTCAAAAGAAGCTTTCTTCAAGATAATAGGAGAATTCAATACTTATATCAAGGATATAATAATATGGGATAAATGTAGGTCTCTTCCTGCAAGTAGAGAAAAAATATTGAACGCAGGATATGAGATGATACTTGTCATGGAGAACGACCAACATTTAGGTAGAACAATTCAAAATGCTCAATTTGCAAGATGTGAATTGGATAACATCCTAAGAATTGAAAGAAAAAAAGTTGTCATCGATGGTGAAAAACACAACGCTGTCTATCCAGAAGAACTTTGTCGTATCTTGATAGATGCGTTCTCCAAAGAGAACGATATTGTTTATGATCCGTTCAGTGGTACAGGAACCACATTGAAAATAGCAAAGGAAAGAAATAGGAATTTTATTGGAAGTGAAGTTTCAAGTGAATATTGTAAATTGATTGAAAAAAGGATAAGTCTGATTTAATATATAATGAAATCATACTTATCAATATGCAAAGATTTTCAAAGCTAAAACCAAAAACAGAATTCGAACCAAAAAAGGATGATGTTGTCTTCAAGACAGATCATATGTCATTGATCGAGTATGAAGGATGGTCAATAGTAGATGAGCCTGATATGGTTGTTTGTATCATATACCTTATTCAAGAAAATCTTTTCATACTCAGACATGAGTATATACCAACATTCAAATATTGTGAAGGCCAGGAGTATCACATGACCGTATTGAGTGGTACAATGGAAAGAGGGGAAGATCCAAAGGTAACTTTATTGAGAGAAATTGAAGAAGAGGCCGGTATAGTAATATCTCCCGATATAGAGATAGAATTTGAAAAGCCTCTTTTTGTGTCGAAAGGCAATACTGCTAAATACCACCCTGCAATAATAACATTGACCGAAAGTGATTATCACGAGATAATTCCACCAACTGATGGATCGAATGCAGAGAAGAAAAGTAAAACCGTAAAACTTGAAACGAGATACTTGAATTCAATAAACTCATCAGATCTGATAACTGAATACATGCTCGATAAGTTCAAAAAATTCATAAATTTCCAATGAAACATTTAAATCGGAAATTATGTTTGATTTTTTAATATATAATAAAAATTGATGTAATGATAATGAAAAAATTGAAATATTTTGGTGAATTTGTAAATGAAAATTATAACCAATCATTAAATGAGGGTTTATTTGGTAAATTATTTGATTGGGCTGGTGGCATTTTAAAACTTGGAAAAGTTAAGAAAGCATTAGAGACATATGAAAAAGAGTTAATAGGCAACATTCAAGTTGATATGACTGATGAAAATGAAGACAAAATGGGCATCTTTGCAAAGATATTAAAGAAAGAATTCGAAATTGAGATAGCAAAGAAAAATAAACAAAATACAGAAGAATTTAAAAAACAATTAAATTTATTGAAAGAGGAAGAAAAAAATATAAAAGAATTTTTAGATAATGAAATTTCACAAGCAATAAAAAAGAAACCAAATATTAAATATAAAGCTACTAAACTTAAACTTGAAATGAATAAGAAAGGTATAGAAGCTAAAAGAAAGATATTGGAAAAATTTCAAAAAGATGAAAAATACAAAGGAATATCATCGATAAGTGCTAAGCTAAAAGATATTAAAAATATTGAAAACAAAATGAATTCAGAATTGGCTAAAATCGATAATATATCTAAAGGATATCAACCAGGTGATGTGGTTAAATATAAGTCTAAGGATGGTGGTGAAAATATAATATTAATAACAAAAGTCGAAAACGATGATAGGGGTGAAATCAAAGATATAATGGCAAAAACATTAAAAGAAGGTGATGGAGAATTAAGAACTGAAAAAGAAATGCAAGAAAAAGATTCTTTTACACCTATTAGAAATAATATTGGCGAAAAGATAACAGATGAAAAGGAATTATCAGATTTATTTGGTGGTGAAGAAGGTAGTTTAGATAAATATAAAGAATATAAAGAAAAAAATATAATAAAGTCTAAAGATTAATTATGAAACATTTAAAAAGATTCAATGAAAGTATCAAGAATGAAATAATATCACACCTATCAGAAAAAGAAGGAGATATTGATTCAGAGGAGATACAAAATGTTTTTGATATACTCAATGAGTATGATGATGATCTGACCGGATTGACATCAATTGACAGTAAATTGATATCAAGATTATTGGATGATAAACGAATCATTTCAAGGATCGAGGCTGATGATTCTTTTAGTGATCCATTTGAATTTTAAACTTTTTGTAAATAACATATATAATCATTCAAATTATTAATATTACTGAAATGAAAAATTATGTTACAAAAAAGGGATATGACCAACTACAATCTCAACTTGATAAACTTGTTCGTGTAGATGCACGAGAGGCAATTGAAATGATAGCAGATGCCAAGGACAAAGGTGATCTTTCTGAGAATGCTGAGTATGAAGCTGCAAAAGCTTATCAAGAATCGGTTCAAATAAAAATACACCAACTTTCTGAAAAATTGAGAAACAGTGAGATAATTTCGACTCCGAAAGATGTCACATCTGTTGGTATGTTGACACAAGTTGAATTGAAAAATCACACGAACGGTCAGAACATGATCTGGTCATTGGTTCCAGAGAATGAAATAGATATTAAAAATGGTAAGATATCATTCAATTCTCCGATAGCTGCCGGACTGATAGGAAGAAAGGTGGGTGAGATGGTTGATGTGAAAGTTCCTGTTGGTGAGATGCGATTTGAAATACTCGCCATCAAACCACACCTTTGATTTTTTTAATTCAAAAAAAATTCATATATTAGTGGTATGAAAAAATTCAGTTTTGACATACATGGAGTGATTGATGCGACCCCTGATATGTTTTCATTCCTGACATCAATATTGGTTGATTCTGGTTGTGAGGTACATATTCTTACTGGTGGATCTTGGAACGAACAACTTGAATCACAATTACGAGAAATGAACATAAAATGGACACATAGTTTCTCTGTGTATGACCATCTCATAGAAAATAACACACCAACAAAAGGACATGTTGAATTTCCTGATGGGACGGTTCAAAAAAAATTTATTGATGGATATTGGGATAAAGTGAAGGGTGAATATTGTAAGAAACATAATATTGACCTTCATATTGATGATACTCTGATATATAATGATTTCTTTTCTACGCCATTCGCAAGGTTCTGGTCACATAATAACAAACCAAAGGCAAAACATAAAGATGTGAGATTATTGAAATGAATATCAATTTCCACTGAAAGAGTCAGAAAATTTTCCACCTTCTACCCACTTTCCCTTTTTATCATCCCAGTTCACATAATTGACATCTGGGTTTTTTCTTATGAATTCGACATATTTTTCTGCCTTTTCATCTTCACTCTTTTTTAAAAGATCGTTATAAATTTTTCTTTTTGCCGGGTGTTTATCTATGATACCCAAAGCTTCTTCTCGAGATTTCTTACCGAATCCTAAGAAACCTTCATTTGTTGGATTTTCAAAAGATTCAAATGTTGTCAAATGCTTCATTTCAAAATAATATATTTTTAATTATATATTAAGTTAAAAATACCTTTATTTTCAAATTTCAGATAAAACTTGCCTATCATATTCTGATAGGCTTTCTATTCCATGTAAATTTATTTTATCCAATACTATATCAACCGTCAAATTAGAATTTATATAATCTTGTTTTATGAGATCGAATTCAGTATCATCAAAGTCAATATTGTCAGTGATGACATCGAATGTTACATCGTTGAACTCAAATTTGATCTCATTGTCAAAAAATACATTGATGAAGAAATCCAGATCGGTTTCGTTAATATACACATAAGATATTAAATGGTCAGTAGATACCCATTTATCCAATGTGTCGCCTGGCATATTATGAAGTTTTTCTAAAATTGTAATAGGCAAATTATTTTCGATGAAAGAAATCCTTTTTTTGGTTTCAAATATGTCGAACCTATAGAACCTCATCTTAATTGAGCGAAATTTTGCACGAACTTAATGTTTTGGCAATTATCAACCTGAACGACAGCGACAATATTCCATTTTTCATTGAAAATGTTTTTTCTGTGACCTTTGTTATCATTGTTGCTATCAATTATGAATTGTAACATCGTATCGATAACTTCATCACTTGTGGAGATATTCTCACCCCATGATAAATGATCGGTTTGTGAGTTATCGATGTGCTTGATCGAATCATTTTTTTCATTTTGTTTGAAGTTATGATTCTTCATTGTATTATACATCGTGGTGTCGAATTTGAGAGGAGATACTGGTGAAACGGTATCTAGAAAAGAAATGGTCTCATCAATATCTCGAATTATGTTTCGTTTTTCAAATTTTTCAGATTGTGATGTTTTAAAAGATACCATGATATTTTCTGATATCTTTTTCTTCAATTCATCGACCAAACTCATCGTATTGTTTTGGTTCTCATACTCAAGTTCTTTATTTTTAAGTGAGTCGAGCATTGGTATGAATGATCTAGGTGATGTTCTGATTTGATTTATAAGGTTCAACATTTTAACTTCTTCGATTGTCTGTGTGAAAGAAACAAATGGAAGTATGATCAAAAGAAGTGTCAGTGATTTTTTCATACTTTAAATATATGAAATATTTTTAACATATCCAAAAAGATGTCATCTGCGTTTAACTCGTTTTTTCTTGAAATCTTCACAACCACCAGCCTTGCATGTCGAAAAAATTGTCGTTACAGGATTATTATTTATTGAATTTTTGCTCTTTTTCGTTTTTTTGGATTTTTTCTTTTTACCATATACTTTTGTCATCATCAGGTCATATAATATAACGGAGCTTTTATCATTATCAATATCAAACACTGGATCCTTTGCCTCTATATCTTCATCAAAATCCGTGAAATATATTTTGATATTTACATATCTGGCTTCAGGATCTTGCTCTTGTGATGAACCTAATTCACCTTTACCCTGTTCATATAATATGTTTTGGTCAATCATTGGCAATCCTTTCTCTGGAACACCTTTTCCCTTTAAAAATTCTACTATTTCAGATCTTACTTTGTTATTTCTTACAGTCGATAATCCTTTATTATCACCAGAAACTCCTAAATTCATTAACTTTTTTGATAAATTTTCAGAAACTCTTTGTTTATCTGTTGATGATTCTATTTCAATTTTCAATATGGTACCACCAGATGAATTTAACAATTCTAAAGTCCTGTGTATATTTTCCTTGAATTTTTCTGTAATATCAAATGAACCGATCTCGAAAGCTTCTTTTGATTTTACATCTATGTCCAATGAATCAAACGCAATTTGAATATCTTTTTCCAATTTTTTTTCTTTATATAAGTTATCAATATCTTTATTCAAGGTATCTATATCTATCGATGAAATGGCCCAACCATTTCTCAATTTTTCTCTGATCTCGTTCAGATCAGAAACTTTTTGAGTTCTGAATCTTTCTCCTTTTTTGAAATTATCAAGTCTTAATATGACCTCATCTGCATTTTTTTCAATTTTTTTAGCAGCATCTTCCATACCATGTTTCTCCAATTCAGATATAATTGATTTTTTCTTTTGCTCATCTTTTAAAATGTTTTCAATTTGAGCAGCATTATCTCTTAATTTTTCTTTGTTCTGTGCAATACTATAATCGGAAAGAACACCGGTCAGAAGTCCAATGCTCAAAAGTATCTCTTTCAAGCCTTCATTCAATGATTCGGACTTTGTTATTTTTGATTCGATAATGAACTGATTATATCTCTTAACTCTCATAAACATATATATTAAATTTCAGATCACTTAATTTTTTTTTATTATATTTGTTTTATGAAAATGACATCAAAACAACTATTGGATAGACACGATGAGATAAAGGACCGTATCTCAAAAAAGTATGGATTTTTTCTTTATTTTCTTTTACAGAACATTTTCAACATCTCGAAACTTGAAGAACTTGTCGAGTCAAAAGGATTCAGTGTGAAAAGAAAAAAAGTTGGATATGATATATTATCTGAAATATATGATGGTGAGAAACATATCGGTCTTATACAATCAACTGCCGGTTGGCCAACCATTGAACTTTTAAAGTTCAAAGGAAACAAAAAAATTGCAAGATCACTTGCCGAGTCTGATATTATCATAGAACCGGTTGAAGGATATCATAGGATCCTTGATTGGCACGATGTGTGTGGTAAATTACATATATTGGCCGGTGGTCAGATAATACTGAATTCTCTGCCCCATGAACTTAAAGATCAACATGTTTCAAAATTCATAAATGATAATAATTTAACATCTTTAATAGGGAAATGAAACAACAACTCAGAAAACTAAAGCTTTATGAATTGGGTATTGCTGAATGGCCTTATGCGACCTCCTATGAAGAGATGAAAGAAGTGGTCGAGCGTAACTTGGAAGGATGTGTTATCAAGACATCCGATGAGTATCCAGGTTCTTATTTTTTCACGCAAGGAAAAAAGGTTATCATGGAACAAAATCAAAAAAATGATGTTCTATGGGTGAGGTATGATGGGTTTTGGTCCATTTTTTCAAACGACTTTTCCTTGGAAAGGACTGACATTCAAGCAATTATAAAGTTCCTGGTGGAACAACACCTCAAATCAAAGATAGGAACACCGGCTAGCACCTTCACTCATTTCAGTAAGCGGTGGAACAACACCTCAAATCAAAGATAGGAACACCCCGCATTCATCTCGTTGGCGAAGTAGTTGTGGTGGAACAACACCTCAAATCAAAGATAGGAACACCATGGCTTAGGTCACAAAGAGTTAACGGGCAGGTGGAACAACATCTCAGATAAAGGTAATATAAGGATTCTTATCCTCTCGGAATCTTCATATCAGATACAATATCAACTTTGAAAGCAAATCCACTATCGTCCTGTGAATAACTTGTGTTTGAATCATAATCACCACCGAATGTTGCAGGTCTTGGTGCATTCATTTTTCTGATCTTTTCCTGTCTTTCTCTTTCAATTCGTTGATCTTCCAACCTACAAAGTTCCGCGTATGACATATCACCTTTCGGATCATTCGGTGCATGTTGTGTCTGTGTGTATGTATCTGATTGTGGTTTATAACCATACTTCCTTAATAGTTGTTCTTTCTCCCACTCCTGTATATCAGCAGGTCTTACTTCATCAGTTTGTTGGTCAATAATTCTAACTTGCGCTCTCATAATATGTATATATTAAAAACCAGAATCGAAATTTAATATATACACATTATGGAAAAGAAATTGTTACCATACCTGGTTGTCATATCAGGTCTTTCAGTTACATTATCAGCAGCGTTCTATTCGATAACAGGTCTTGGTAAAATGTTTGCCGGTGCTTCGATGCAAGTAATGATAATGGTCGGATCTCTTGAAATTGCAAAACTGGTACTTGCCTCATTGATATATCAATATTGGAAAGATATTTCCAATTGGTTGAGATTCTATTATATTATTGCTGTTTTCGTTCTGATGGCAATCACATCAGGAGGTATTTATGGATACTTATCTGCAGCTTATTCAGAAACAAAGAATAAAATGACAAACATTGATAAACGAATTGAAGTTCTTGATACTAAAAGAAGCATGTTCTCAGAGAAATTGGCATCATATCAGGTAGAAAAAGATATGAATAACGAACGGATAAACCAACTCACAGAAGGTCTTTCAAATAACAAGATACAATACAAGGACCGTGAAACTGGACAGATAATAACAACAACATCATCATCTAACAGAAAGGCATTTGAAAAGCAACTTGAGTCTGCACAACAAAGAAGGGATGTAATAAATGAGAATATCACCGCAATGACAGATTCGATATCAAATATAGATATCAAAAAGCTTGAGATCGAGACGAATTCAGATATAGCATCTGAGATAGGTCCGTTGAAGTACATAGCCGAACTTACGGGTAGGACAATTGATCAGGTTGTCAATTGGTTCATACTTGCATTGATGTTTGTTTTCGACCCATTGGCAGTTTCACTTATAATAGGAGCAAATATGATATTTTCAAAGATATCAAGTGAAAAGGAAAAAGAGAAGATCGCTGAGAACATTGATGAGAAAATTGCAGAATTCAAGAAAAAGGAAGATGAGTTCAAAGAGTTTGAGAAGAATTACAGTGATAAGTTGAATGATATCGAGAACCGTGAAAAAGAGATTGAAAAGATCAAGCAGGAAATTGAATCCAAGAAATCACAACTTGATGAATCAAATACTGAAATGTCCGAGTCGATAAAAAATGAAAGAAGACGGCTGCAGAACATTGAGTACGATCTCACAGAGGAAAGAGCAAAGTTCAAAGAAGAAAGGGACAAATACAAACATATTGTAGAAAATCTCGAGAGTGAAAAACAGAAAATAGAAGAAGAAAAAAAGAAACTTGAATTTCAAAAACAAGATCTGAAAAGACTTGATGATGAGATCAAAAAGTGGGAATCAACACATTGGAAAATGAGAAGAGGTAAATATCCAGAATCTGCCATTGTGAATGAAAAGAAATGATCAAGAATCAACAGAAGCTCCTTTTGACATATAATCTTCATAATCGAACATTACATGCTTGACCATATTCTTATCAATTCTTCCTTTATTGGTCTGTTTATTAAAATATGCAACTACATGCATCTCATCATATTGTGGCATGAAAATGGTCATGTATATGTGTGTGATATCTGGATCATCAGCCTCTGGACTTACTTCGAGATATTTATTGAAGAATTCTTTATCCATTCCTTTTTCGATATAAAACTCTCTCAATTCTTCTATGAATTTTTTCAATTCGGTCGGATTATTTGAAAATTCCTGATAAAATTTAGCAACATCAGGATTGTTATGTTTTCTTTTTATGTGAAGTAACAACTTTAAAACGCCAGACTTACCATATTTGACCTGTGTTCCAGGATATCTACTGAGTTCAACATTTTGGAATTCATAATCAGTACCATCAAGGAATATTTTCAATCGATCATCAAAAAGTTGAATGTCAGAATTTATTTCCGATATGAATTTTTTCAGTTCATCGAATGAAAAATTCTCTTTATAATCATAGGTCTTTGAGAAAAAAATCTTTGAATGAACATATTCCCCGTCAATATAATTCCAATTTGTAGATATCGAGAAAAGTTCATCTATGAGTTCATCAAAATAATCTTCAATGAGTTCTTTTTTTATAGCCTCCTTTTTGACCAGATCTTGATACTCTTGGGTATCTTCAAATCTGGCAGCGTATTGCCATTTTTTATTCTCAGTGATGAATCTTATATAACTTTTCATATATGTATATATTAATTCTAAACAAAGATTTTTTTCAGATCGATCTTGGATGTTATTTCGATCACAGATTCATCTTTTTTCAAAGAATATTCACTCATATGTTTGAATATCGATATTATATCTTTGATACGATTCTTTTCGTCCTTACTGATGTCATTGGTGAAAACTTCTAAGAGATTGTCTATTTCTGAATAGGAGAGTTTATTCTTATGTCCAAGAAAATAAACGAAATCATAGTTCATTGACTCGTATTTTTTTACCATGTTCTGATCTGACATACTCAGTAGAAATTCTGTGAGTGAGTTCTCAGCACCTATTGATGGCACAGAATACCGAAATCCATCTATTATGAATTCTTTTGTTGTTTCATTATAATATTTCATAATGTTATTGTCCAATGGCATGTAATTGAAATTTTCAGGACCGAATTCAACTTCACATCGTTGCCCATATTCATCTTTATACTCGATCATTATTGGTCTTTTATTCGTGAATTTTGCAATTTCCAAGAAAATAAAAACAATATCAGCACTTTTAATGTCATCAAATGTGTAACCGTCACTCAATATGGCGCATTTTTCAACAACCCTTTTCAATTTTTCGATGACCATTGATACTGAATCCAATGTAAAATCATATTCGTATTCAATGATATCTTCCATATCGGCCTTTCTTATTGATATCTCAAAATCGTCTTTGTAAAAAACTCCTCTGGTCGGGAGATTTCGAGTGTTTATCACTTTTCTTTTATTTATTACCTGTAATAGTATATTTGAGAGATTCATAAAGTAATTCATTGTTTTTTATCGTATCATATATCTTATCATATATATCTTTAACATCATCATTCATGTCACATTTTACTGAAACACGACCATCATTGAAACTTATATCAATATCAATTGTACCATCTGAGAACATGTGCAGTTCATTTGGAAACGACCATTCCAGTGATGCAATATCAACATGCTCATACTCTATATTACTTATCAATTTGGTGAATTCAAGATCAGTCATTCGGTAACGACTCACGACATCATTTACAATTTGAATTTTATCACTGAATATATCATTCATTATTTTTTCAGTATGGTCCATTATGACCTCGAATATCGAATCTAGCAATCTGAGCTTTAAAAATGTATCCTCATCTGTTATCATTATGTACTGGTCATTTGATAGTTGTTGCATGAACTCTGCAACTTTATAAACACCATCAGCTTGTTTATCTATTATTATCTGAATGTCATCCAGGTCACTTTGGTTCAGAAATTCAGTTTTTTCATAATCACGGTGATCCATTTTGAAAATGATACCATTCGGTGATTTACCATCCTCATATTGTGTGTAAATGTCCCAATATAGATTCACCTTTTCTGTTTCGGGAATTGCAAAATCCAACCTCACTGAGAGAAAGTCTTCAACTATTTCACTTAATTGATCCAAGTAATTGAACATCGACTCGGAAATAAACTCTGAATATTTTAATAATTTCTTGTTAGGGGCCATTATAACGGTATATATAAAAATATGAACGGTGAAATTATTCTTGGTGACGCATTTGATGTTATAAAAAACATTGAAAATAGATCAGTTGACCTCATACTCACAGACCCACCATATAATATTTCAAAGCAATCATGTTTTAATAAGAGTGATTATCATTTCAAGTTCAGTCAGATGAGCCACGATTTTGGTGAATGGGATCATAACGAGATAGATATTTATGCATTGTTCAAAGAATTTTACAGAGTGCTGAGAAAGGGAGGTACAGTAATAATGTTCTATGATATTTGGAAAGCAGATCTTGTCAAGGCGGCGGCAGAAAAGGCAAATTTCAAACAGCCAAGAATAGGTCAATGGTTGAAGAACAATCCAGTGCCAATAAATTCAAAGAGAAATTATCTGTCGAATGCGTCTGAATATTTTTTCATGTTCGTAAAATCTGGAAAACCAACCTTCAAATCTGAATATGATAATGCCATATACCGACATGCTCTGTGTCACGGACATGAGAGAACGAAACATACTACACAGAAGCCACTTAATCTGTTCAAAGAACTCATTGAAAAACACAGCAATGTCGATGATCTTGTACTTGACACTTTCTCAGGATCCGGTACAACGGCAGTTGCCTGTGAACATCTCAATAGAAGATACATATGTGTTGAGAAAAATAAGGAATATTTTGATATTTCAAATACAAGATTAAACAATATGATCACTGATACATATAAAGAAAAAAATAACAATTAGATATGTCATTCAAAGTAAAAAATTCACAATTATCGAATGAGGCACTTGGTGTTCTCAATTCATTGATCGAAATGAATATCAATGCAACTTCTGCTTTCAAGCTTGCAAGGATAGTAAAGCACCTTTCATCCATTGTTGAGGATAAGATCAACGCTGAAAAAAGAATATACCAAAAGTATGTTGAGCGTGATGAATCGGGAAATCCAATCGTACCAAAGGACAATGATGGTAATCCAATTGAAGGATCAGTCGCTATCAGTGACATGAATGCCTTTTCAAATGAGATGAACCAGCTTTTGGCAATTGAGAGTGAGGTTCCGTTTGAAAAGATAAATTTTCAGGATCTCGATCTGAAAACAGCAAAGGTTAAGGATATGTTGAAAATAGAATTTCTTTTTTCAGACCTTTCTTAATATCAACATGTTATTTGTTCTTATGACCTGCCAACCGGCAGGTTTTTTTCTTTCAAATATATCATAACAGATATTCATCCATTTTCTTGCATCATAGAATTCTGTGTTGGTTGCATAAGCGGTCATTATCTGTGTGATATTACTATTTCGATTAAGAAATCGGTCAACTTTTTTTTGAAAAATATTGAAAAGTGAGAAAAGATTTATCTTATTTTTCGAATTATCCAATCGGATTATCTCCAAACAGATAGTGGTTTTATTGATTTCTTTGATATCAAGTGAAAAATTAACATTATCGATATTTTCTATCATCTTAAAGGATCAATTTTTTTATATATAAGAAAACTTAATATCCGATAATGTCTGCAACTTACTCGATCAATATTGGCAACACAACAGAGGCCGTGTCATTCAACAATATCTCTGCCATGTTGAATGGTTTGCCCAACAATACAAACCGACAAATCACCCCAAGAGATGTTAGAAATGCTGTTTTCTCGAACTGGGAAATGACAATTTTCAAATACACCACGGCAGGAACAAATGAATATATCGGTATTGACAGAGATGATATCAAAGATAAGATATTCATCGGTAAAAAGAAACTGAATACAACAAACATAATTTCAAATACATTGGCATCATCTGATGTTGATATTTTCTTTTATAACACGAAAAGTGATACTGCACCCTCACAGACAACTAAAATTCAATTTTTAGGAGGTGATGATACATCAATACATCAGTATGCTCCATATCTATCGGTTCAAAAGGTTGCAGGTCTGACACCATCACTTTCATTGACACTTGCACACACCAATCCGTTCGGTGGTGACTTTAACTTTCAAGCTGGGAATGATGGAAGAATATCTTTGAACAACTTGGTATTCCCATCAGTGAATGAGTTATCCTTGATGGGTAGCAATCAAGTGATATCAACCGATAGGTTCTTAGTGAGAACACAAGCAGGATTCGTAGAGTTGAAAACTGCAAGTTTCTCATCAGCAACACTTCCAACATTCACAGATTCAATGCCAACACCAGTGGATTTTGGAGGAATTCCGGCTGGTTCAACATTTTCGAATGTTCCACTTGAAGAAATGATAAGACAGATGCTTTATCCATATCTTGGCCCACTTGCATCAATTCTTATAACAAATTCTGTAAGAGAGAGAAATCATGTTGCATCTGATATAGTAAATTATGAATATACACTCACAAAGCGAACTGCTCCTGTGACATCTCAGATAACATTTGATGGTGCAACACCGCCGATCGCACCGGTAGTTGGTCCATCGATCGGTGGATCATCATTTGTGACAAATACATATACTGCATCACAGACATTGACGAATGCTCAGATACAGAACTCTACATCAGGAACCTTTACATTCTCTGTTATTGTAACAGATGGAACACAGTCAAGCACAGCATCACAACAGGTCAATTATGTTTATCCTTATTATTATGGATTCTCTCCAACAACCAGTTCACCAGCAGCTCAGATCGCATCTGGAACATTCAGTAAACTGATAGATGTTTATGCAAGTCAATCAGTTGCACTTGCTGGAACAGGATACTTACACTTTTGTTATCCTGAAACATATGGAGATATCAATGAGATATATGATAGTAATGGATTCTTATTATATCAAGGAGGATCTGCGTCCACCTCATGGACATATTCAACCGTTGGTGGTGTGAGTTCAGAACTTGGTCTTTGGTCAGGTGTTACATATAGGATATACAGAACAACCTCACAGGTTACAATACCATTACCATCAGAACTTTATGAATTCAATTTTTAAAAAATAAACAAATGATATGCCAAACATAATAGAAGGATTTTTTCTTGGAAATGCAACACCGATCGACACAAGAATAGTTGCACAAAATGCAACAGAGAGACTGAATATTCAATATAAATACGATGGTCTGAAAGTATTTCAGACCGATACAAGAGAATCTTGGGTGTGGAATCAATCGATACCTGATTGGGAATTGGAAGGATCAGGAACATTGACCGGTTTGGGTGATCCAAATTATGTTGCAAAATGGGCATCAACAGGATCACTTACAGCATCCAACATATATATAGATCCTTCAAATAACAATATCGGTGTGGGAACAACCTCTCCACAATCAATTCTACAATTGAACTCATCAACAACTCAGCCTTTCAATATCAATAATTCATCGGATGGAATTGGTATATCTTATAACTGGCGGTATCAATCAGGAAATAATGTTCACAATGCTGCTCAAGGATCCGTAAAGGTTGAGATGATGTCACAAGGATCAAGTTTTCTTGTATCAACAAGACAGAGTGGTGATCCAGGATCAGATTTTCATGATCTTTTTTGGATCAACCGAGAATCAGGTAGTGAGGGATGGAATATTTTGAAATCACCACAGAGTGGTAACTTCATAAATGGTAAAACAATATTTGATAATCAATTCTTCCAAACAGGAGATCCAGTTATTACATATTCAAAACCACAACATGTTTATGTTGATCAATCATTCAGAACCAATTCTGCCGAACACGAGTCTGTTACGAAATTGACCTTTGAGGTCAGTGGTTTTATTAACATAATAACAAGACAATTTGGTGCAACAAGACTTAACAATACACTACCGGTTGCTACAACACAACAAGGCGTTTCGACAACATATACACTTAATGCAACAGATAGGAATATAATACTTGACTTAAAAACTGCAACACCGATGATAATAAACTTGGGTGATATCAATACAAATAATACAGATAATGTTGGTCGTGTGTTGGATGTTTCTGTTCATAGCTCAAATTCAAGTAATGGTCAAGTAAGTTTTACAGCAACACAGGATATAGTTGATATCAACGGAAATTCAACTGACCTTACTTTGAGACCAGGGGAATCTACAAAATTGATAGCAAGTGTTCAATCCGGTGTTGTGAAATGGCAAATATTACACAGAGTTAATCGAAAACCATATAAATCATATGTTGCAAAATTATCACAATCTGGAACTTCTGCACCAACTGCTACTGTAATGGAGAATACATTTACAACGAATCCGACATTTACGAGAATACCTACCGGTAGATACAATTTAGAAATAACAGGTGCTTTCCCTTTGGACAAAACATTTGTAATGATAAAATCGATCAGTGGTGGTCTAACAACCAATGTTTACACATTCGAAGCTTTAAGACAGGATGTTGATAAAATACTTATACTTTCAAGAAATGAATCAAACTTACTTGCCGATAGTTTATTAAATGATACTGAAATAGAAATAAGGGTATATTATTGATCCAATTTCTCGAACCACCAATTGAAATAGATGAAATTCTCATTCCTCAGAACATATTGATCGCCTTCATATGAAATATGTATCCTATCATTATATGATTTCAGAACTTCAACTTCAGCACCTTGTTTTATTTTCATCATTTTACCATCCAATGAAGAATAACAAATAACATGGTCTCTCATCAATTTGAACTTACCTGTCTGTGGTTTTAAAAATGTCTGTATCGTCTTTATTAAGAATCCTTTCAACCTTTTGACCCATATATGTGTCTGAATAAGAGAAGTGTCAGTGAACACCTCTGAAATAACTTGTGCATTACCCAATATATCTTTTATCACACCCCAATATTCTTCTTCATCAATATTGAAACTTATATAAACATCATATGTGAAATTTGCATTTCTTGTTATTCTGATTATCTTAAGAGATTGAACATTCTGGTCATCAAGTGATAATCTTGATTTCAGATTCTTGTATGCAGCAGATCCACCAAGTGATTTATGTATGTCTCCGATACGGGAAAGAGCCTGCCTTATCATATCCTGATGTTTATCAAATGCATCGATCGAAAGTTCAGGGTTCTGAACCCACATGGCAGGCTGGACAGCATCAGGATTGAACCGTTGCAAGTTGAATTCAGTGAATTCTCTGATGAGTTTTGGTCTTTTCATTTTAATATATATTAAAAATCAATTTTGCTAAAATGAGAATTCTTAAATTCAACGAACAAGTGGAAAACATGTCATCAGAGAGAATAGATGAAATAACCGAAGAGTTAACTTTGATGTCAGAATATATCAATGAGAAAAAAGAATTCTTTGATCAGGTATTGAACGAACTTGATCAGTTCAAAAGTGACAATTCGAACAAGATAGACCAGATCGATGAAACTATCAAGAACATGCAATTGATAAACAGTACATTTGATGACCTATCTGATAAGTTGGATAATTGCATGGTTGAATTGAAAAGTTACAAAGACGAAGGAAGGCAATATTTGTACTAAACATTTGACATTCAATTCATTATAATGTCTATGTTAATAGACACAGAATACTTAAGCCGCTCACAGAAACTGGTATGTTCATATATTGACTCTGCCGGTGAGATCAAATTGAAATACTTTGATTTCACAACACCTATGAAATATGTGACATGTGATGATACAGACCCACAGAAACACCCAACATACAGATCTTGGGATGATAAGGCAGTGAAGCAGGTCATGACAAATAGACCTGATAGATACGCCATATATGAATTCTTGGATCAACAGGATGAAAAAACAAAAGATGAGATATTCGGATTTCACACACCGAACATATATTTTGTCGATATCGAGACCGAGATAGATCCTGCAACTGGTGCATACTCACAACCTGATGATCCGAATGGTAGGATCATATCTGTTTCGGTTGTTTATGATGAAAAGATAATTCTGATGGGATTGAAAGATATGCCAGATGACATGCAAAAAAGAATTGAAAAGAATACGAATGAATATTTCAATGATGGTGTTGAATATAAGCTCAAATATGTCAAATTCCAAGATGAATTTGATATGTTGTGGACCTTCTTCAACAAAATGACCGTAAAGATGCCACTCATCACTGGTTGGAACTTCCTCAACTTCGACTGGAGATATCTTGTGAACAGAGCAAGAAAGCTCACAAAGACGGTCAATAATCAAACAATGATAATTGATCCTAAGATAAGTTCACATACAAGAAGACTCAGAACATTGTTCGGAACAGATTATGAGGTTCCTATGCATAGGATGGTATTTGATTACATGCAACTTTATGAAGTTGCAGATACATCTATCAAAGTGAAAGAATCATCCTCACTTGACTTTGTTTCTTCGAAATTGGTCGGTGTTGAAAAGATCAAATATAATGGGTCACTTCAAAAATTATATGAAGATGATTTTGAAACTTTCATGTATTATAACGCAGTTGACTCGGCATTGGTTCAAAAGATACACCAATCAAAGAATTACATATCGATCATATTTGCAATTTCATCATTGTCACAGATAAAAGTAACAGATGTTGTATCTCAGATGAACAATGCACTTGCATCACTTGCCATCACCGAAGGTGTTCTCAGAGGCAGATTCAGAGAAATGCAGAATGTGGTTCTTTTCAAAGATGAGAATTTCTCATCACAATCTGCGAAAGGAATTGCAGGTGGATATGTGATGGATCCAGTTCAAGGTATGAACCTTTGGGTTGCCTGTTATGACTTTGCAAGTCTTTATCCCACGACCATGGATCAATTCTTCATTGCACCTGAAACATTCGTTGGTGTTCAGGGAGAAGATAAAGCATATTGTTTCAACGGTAATAAGAGAACAAAGATAGATAAGACGATACATGTGGTCTGCAACAATGGATGTGTTTTCAAAAAAGAACTTACTCCAACTCTTAAGATGATCAAAGATGTTTATGCCGACAGAAAAAAGAACAAAAAGATAATGATGCAGAAAAAAGAAGAACTTAACAAAGTTCTTCACGAAATCCAAAAATTGGAAGCCACTATTTGAATGTTTTTGAAAAAAATTGAAATATTCAATTGAACATTTTCTTGTAAAGATCAGGAGCAGTTTCAATATCAAGAACTTTGGCCTTTATTGTTTCAATGTTGTTGTTTATTGCCTTTTGTAATCTGTGATGACCATCAAGTATCATTCCCCAACTACCATCTTGTTTCTTAACTATTATTATCGGATAGTCTAAAATGGCTCTTTGAACACGGTCTAATGTTGCCTTATCTTTCTTGTCTTTATGAATTGACAGATCAGCTATTTCACTGACAGGTATCTCGGTGATATCAACATCTTTAAGATGATCTTCAACATCATGTATTGTTATTGTTTCTGACCTGCCATCAATATCCATTGTCCAACTAGTCGATCGGTAATTGTCATTTTCATTTTTCAATATCTTATTGAGTGTGTATGGTGATGGAAAATATCCGATCTCTTTAGTTGTTTTTTTCACATTATTATAAAGATTCGTATAAAACCTATCATAACTTTTGAATATGTGATTTCTGTCACTATCAACATAATCGATCACTCTTCTGGATTCGATGAAATCAAGTATATCTCTCACATTGAATCTAGAACAGGCACCTCCGATAACTGCATTTTTCGGAAATACACCGAATCCTTTCTCACCTTCTGAAAATTCAACATCTTTGAAAATGTTCAATTCTGGATTCAATTTCAATAGTTCATTGAATATGATATCTGTTATCTCCTCATCATTTATGAAAATACCTGATAGATTCTCAATATGTTCTTCATCCATATTGAACGGCATTTTCCATTTATTTGACAATCCAGACACACCTGATGTTTTTTCAAGCTCTTCTGCCGGAAAGTGTGTTTTAAAATAAATATCCTCCTGTGGATCATCTTTAGAATTCCTTCTCAGATTGTCAAGTAATGCAATGACCCTATCAAGATCGCCTTGTTTCATTGATTGTTCCAGCTTTTCAATGTCATCGTGAAATTTGTGTGGAATTATTTCTTTTTGAAACTTTTCGAATAACTTTAAATATCTCATAAAATATAAATTTTAATTTTAAACATATAAATAACTTTGATGATTTATATAACCCACCAAAGACTTACCTGTTTTAAATTTACTGAAAACAACTCCTGTTGAAACCCGGTATCTCATTCCCAGATTTTTTATAAAACTAAATAATTCTTTCCAAGTCTTAAAATCATCCAAATTAAATTTGTCCTTCCATTGGCTCTTTAATTCTTCTTTTAATTTTAATTCTGGGTAGAATTGTTTAGTTTTTTTAATTATACATTCAAATCCTCTACGCCCAATTTCTAAACTTGCGTTTACTGGATCATCGAAATTCCATTGAAGATTTCCAATGAAACTTGAATAAGCTGGATTAACTCGATAGAGTTTTTGTCCATTCATGGAACATCTTTTTTCTAAATTATTAATTAATATTTCTCTTTTCCATAAATTTTTGTTCTTTCTATTATATCTTGTATTTCCTTTAAAACTTAGATCTTCTATAAATATAAATTTACACCCAAATTTCTTTGAAATTTCACTTATATCCTTAGATATTTCGAGGATTTCGTGGTTTAATTTATTATTTAGTGATTTAAATTTTGGATTAGAACTTGAAACTCCTAAACCAATTATTTTATCAGTTAATTTTCTAACTGAGTAAAGTTTTGTATGGATGATTTTATCATCTTCTTTAATGGAAATTCCAATATATTCTGGATTTAAATCGATTCCTAAATATCTATTTTCGTTTAAATTTATAGTTTCTTTGGTTTCTTCAAAACTTATAAGTAAGTGTTTATCAGTTAGTTTGACTGAATAAGTTATTGGAGTTTCCATTAAATTATAGAATTCTTTATATGATCCTCTTAATTTAGGAATTTGGAGTTCAAAATGTTCTTTTCTTGAATGTTTATAGATTATTTTATCATTAAATAAATCCAGTTTAAATTTTCTATTACCACCATTAGCCTTTTCACCAAAGATATTCAGTGGTAATAATTTATTCTCCTTATAAACTTCCTTACTAATTAAACCTTTTAGATATCTAACCATATTTAACTTCCCACCAAAGATAACTTTATTTTCTCCATTTCTTTTTAAGATTTGTTTAGCTTCGTTGATAGAACACTGACGTGTCCAAGCATCCAAGTTATCTATGTTATTTAATTCTTTATGTAGAACTCTTATGTCTTTTTCGGGTGTTCCTTCTTTTAATCTGTTATATGAATACCTAACCAAACTTGAGTATTCTCGTCTTAAATCATTCAAGAATAATTTAAATTCATCACTGGATTTATAAGGAATTTTAAGAGTTAGCATATATCTATATATTAAAATCTTAAACTCACTTTTAGTTATTATTAAAACTTAAATAATTTAAATGACATAAGTTATTATTGTTATTTATAAATAACAACATTATATATTACATTTTAAAAATTATTTTTCAAACTAAGCAAGAGAAATGCAATATAAACATATATATTGCTAAAAAATAATCATTAATATATGACGCAATCACAAATGTCTCAAGAAGAATACCTTAGACAACACCTTTCAGGTATTCCAAACAACACACAGAATAAAATGGACGATTTTGTAAAGAATGTAAATTCTGAAAAGAAATCCGGATCAAGAACTGAAGATCTTCAATACCTGAGTTTTGATATAAAACAACTACCATGTGGTGACTTTTATCCAGAGGGAACTGTTCTAATGGTCAGAGCTGCTCAGGTAAGAGAAATACAATCATATTCAATGGTCGATGATAATAACTTTTATGATGTTGTAGATAAAATGAATGACATGTTGGCAGCTTGTGTACGGTTGAAAAATCCAGATGGGTCAATTGCAACATACCTTAACATAAAAGACCAAGATAGATTGTATCTTATCTTTTTGATAAGAGAACTTACATTCCAAAAAGGAAATTCACTCACAGTGAAATCAGAATGTGCATGTGGTAAATTGGTCGAGGTTGAGCTTAAGCGTGAGAACTTTATTTTCCATCAGATAGATGAAAAGTTGGATCAATACTATGATAAAAGAAATGCATCATTCTTCTTTGAAACTGTGAATGGTAAAGAATATAGAATGACACCACCTACAATAGGACTTCAAAAATCATTTGCAGACTATATCGTGAAGGAGAATAATGAGAAAAGAAAGCCGAATCTAGCATTTCTGAAGATAATTCCTTTTCTGATAGGTGAAAGAAATAATATCACATATGATGGCATCAGATCAAAATTGACAGAATTTGAGAAAATAGACGATATCAGTTTTCAATTTTTGAATGCGGCAGTTGGTAAAATGACCTTCGGTATCAAAGAACTCAGAAAAACATGTGAGTGTGGTTTGGAGGTCCACACTGAAATGGCCTTTCCCAACGGAGCGTCAGGTCTTTTCGTTATTCATGATGCCTTTGAAACCCTTATTAAAAAATAAACTTCAAATACTCAAACATTATTCTGGATTGAATGAACAGGCCATTGATCGATGGCCTTTCTGGCAATACGAAGAGAATATAACAATCATCAATGAGTTGGTAGATGAGGAAGAGCAAGCGCAGAAGAAACAGCAAGAAGAGCAAGGTCAGTCTATGCCTAATTTCAACCCCTCTTCGTATATGAATCAAATGAACAGTATGGCGAGCAAGTTCAAGTGATGTCTTTGAGAGGCCTGTTAAATAATAATACATACATGTATGATACTTGATGAAGCGGTTGATATATCTACTAAGAATAATAAAAAGTTGAAACATTACAAGAATCTCGGATATGATGTTTCAATGGATATTATTTGTGTGAATGTAGAAGATCTACCACGATCGATTTCGATATCTGTAAAGGTCAAGTGTGATTATTGTGATAAAGTTCATGATAGAAAATTAGTTGACTATAACAGAATAGTTGATAAAAGTGGAAGTGGTAAATATGCATGTTCTCGTAAATGCGGTGTTTTAAAATTCAAAGAAACAATTGCTGATATTGAAAAGAAACCACATGTGAACAAGGGTAAGAAAATACCACCTGAAAAGCTTGATAAGATAAATGAAAAACGAAAAAAAACAAATTTAAAAAAGTATGGCACTGAGCATGTATTACAAAATGAAAGTGTCAAAGAAAAGTTTAAAAGAACAAATATCGATAGGTATGGTGTTGATAATTATTCAAAAACTCAAGAATTTTTAGAAAAACAACAACAGACCTGTATAGAGAAATATAATGAAAAACACATATCACAAATAGAAAGTGTCAAAGAGAAAATAAAGAAAACCAATCTCAGTAGATATGGTGTGACGACTACATTACAAACTAAAGAATCGATCGAAAGTAGAAACAGAAAATTCAGAGATGAAGAATTCAGAAAGAACTTTGATATAAGTAATGATGAAAATTATATCAAGTATATCGGTGATTCTGTATCATTATTTCTTTGTGATATGAACAAAGGACATGAATTTGAGATAAAATATGATAATTATCGAAGTAGAAAGAAGTTCAATATACCGTTATGCACGACATGTTACCCTATTTCAGAGCTCATATCAATAAAAGAAAGGCAACTAAGTGAATTCATATCAAGTATATATGACGGAGAGATAATATCAAATTATAGGGATAAATTTGAAATAGATATATTTTTACCTGATATGAATTTAGGATTTGAGTTCAATGGTTTATATTGGCATTCTGACTCATATAGGCCAAAATCATATCATTTAGATAAGAAAAATCATTTTTTAGACAGAGGTATTACGATATTCAATATTTGGGAGGATGATTGGACCTATAATAATGAAATTATTCGATCACAGATACAGAATTTACTTAAAAAAAGCAAAAGAATATTTGCAAGGAAATGTCATGTTCGAAAAATAGACATAAACATCTCAAAAAAATTCTTGAACGAGAATCATATACAAGGATTCAACAGATCGAAAATAAAAGTTGGTCTTTTCTTTAATAATGAGTTAGTTTCAATTATGACATTTGATAAGTTCGAAGGAAGAAAGAAAATGAAGGATGGTGAGTGGAACTTATCTAGATTCTGTAACAAGTTAGGTGTTTCTGTTGTAGGTGGTGCATCCAAATTACTGAATTTTTTCATCAATGAATTCGAACCCAAAAGGATCATTTCATATGCTGATAAGGATTGGTCGAGTGGAAATCTTTATGAAAAGCTTGGATTTGAGAAGGTATATGAAACCAAACCTGACTATAAGTATCTTGTAGGTGATAAAAGAAAACATAAATCAAATTTTAAAAATTCTTTGACAGGCACAAAAGAGTCACTACTTGATATACCAAAAGTATATGATTGTGGTAAAATGAAATTCGAACTTATCATTTGAACATCATTATTGGATAAAATTGAGTTTTTATTTATAATATGGATTCATTTGTTAAGTTTAAATCCTCTAAGATATTTTCGATATTTTCATACTCATAAAATGGTATCCTTATTAATTTAATTTTCTTTGATTGACAATATTTGTTTTTAATTCTATCATTTTCTCTCATATATTCTAAGTTTCCCTCCCCAAAATATTCATTTTCCACAAAGTGATGTTCACCATCATACTCAATGCACATATTTAATTCCGGTAAATAAAAATCAAATCTCAATTTTTTAACTCTCTTACAATCTTCAAATTCATAATTTCTTTTGAATGTAATATTCAGATTTTCCAAAAAAAATTTAATTCTATCTTCGCCTCTTGATGTAGAATTACACTGTGAACATCCATGTCCATATTCATGAAAATAAAGATATTGAGTAAAATCACCGTGATTTGGACAAACTATATTGATAAAACCTTTTGTAACTGATAAATCTTTATACTCGTATTTATTATTATGTATCTTTTTGAGATTCTCTAATCTTTCTGAACTTAGTTGAATTAGTTTGTGTTTTTCTCTGGCACATGCATCACATCCTTGTTTCATGTGTATATGATTGGTGGCTCTTATTAATATCTCACCGTGATTTGGACAAATTATAATTATTTTACTTCTTACATTTTTGAATTCAGTTTTTGAATAATCGAATTTATTCCCATGTATTTCTATGCAGTTATTAATGAATTCTTTTTGTTTTAGCCTTTTCATCTTTAATTTTTTGTCTTTTTCTATAAGTCTGTTCCATTCTTTTACAAGATCCATTACAATATTTTTTGTCTGTTCTTCCACTAAGAATTGAATTATTACAATTTCTATATTCACATACTTTCATATAATATATATTAGATTGTATGTCTCCTTTTTGAAAAAAGTCATTTTTTTTATAGAATATATAATAGAGACATATATAAAAAAGATATATAAATTATAACTATTAAATAGTTAAAAAAAATTATAAAAAAAAGAATGTGCCCATTACCACACTTTACTCAACTTCAGATGACCGGTAGTCCTGGTGGACCAGGTACTAATCCGCAAGAACCAATATACCAGAATTTATTTGAGATAACATTCATCTTACCGACCATATTACAAGCACAAGGTCGAGATCCTGTTCTTTTATTACAACAGGCAACTAAAATTGACCTTGAAAAGACAAATAAGGATATAGGTGTGAAGGACCAAAGATTCAAGTACACCACAAGAGCATTCTTGGAAGCAGGTCCTGCTGAAACACACATTTCCGACCTTTCAATAAGTTTCAATGTGAACCAGAACCAACAAGGATCAATGGAAGTTTGGAATACACTGAGAGCTTGGTATGACCTTGCTTGGAACTCACAGAACGGTTTCATCAGTTATAAGGCATCAACAATCGGAACTATTATTGTGAACCAACATGATAAACAAGGACTTGTTCTTAGAAGAGTAACATTTAAGAACTGTCAGTTGAAATCTGTTACATCTCCAAGTATGGATTGGGGATCGAAGGATATATTCAGTGCTGATGCTACATTCGTGGCTGATTACTGGATTGACGAGTATATTGATAACAACTTTACAGTTTCTCCACCATTTATTGCTGGATACTAATCCTCATATAATTTTTCTCATATAAATTAAATGATGGATTTCAATAAGATGACAAAGGAAGAAATATTTCTTTTTTGTAAGAAAAGAAATTTCAAAATACCTGATACTGATATTCATGATATCATAGATAAAAAATATGATTTTGACATTTCTTGGAAAGCAAAGTTATATCTTTATGTTAATGATAATGACTCACCAAATAAATGTTATTGTGGTAAATTCACAAAGTTCATATCAACAACAAAGGGATTTCGCGAATTCTGCTCGCCTAAATGTGCCAGAAATTCAAAAAAGGTAAAGGATAAAATAAATGATACAGTGAAAAGGAAATATGGTGTCGATAATGTGATGATGTCTGATACCATTAAAGAAAATTATAAGAATGCAATTCTTTCAAAATATGGTGTTGATAACATTTCAAAGATAAGATCTGTAAAGCAAAAAAAACAGGAAAAAATGTTATCTAAGTATGGAGTTAAATATAATTCACAGAGACCAGATGTTAAGAAGTCACTTTCAAACAAAATGTCTGAGTATAATAATAACAGTAATACACATAGACATATTGACCATTGGGTTTCAAAGTTGAATAATTTAGGACTCACATTCTCATCAAAAGAAGTTGGATCGATAATTGAAATTGAGTGTCCAGCAAAAAAACACCTATTTAAAATTCACAAAACCACATTCAATGATAGGATTTTGAATGGAACACCGATATGCACGGTCTGTAATCCAGTAAACGACTTCAAATCGCACAAAGAAATTGAGGTTTATAATTTTATCAGTGATGTATATAACGGTGAAATAATTCAATCATATAGAGATGGTTTGGAAGTTGATATCTACATACCAGAGTTAAAATTAGGATTTGAATTCAATGGATTATATTGGCATTCAGAAATATACAAGGATAAAAATTACCATAAGAACAAATCAGAGTATTTTAAGGAGAAAGGAATACGAATAATTCACATATGGGAGGATGATTGGATATATAGTAGAAATATAATAGAAAATCAAATAAAAAACTTAATTGGACTCTCAGATAAAATATATGCGAGAAAATGCCAAGTAAAAAAATTAAGTGAGGTTAATGTTGTTAGAGAATTTTTAAACAAAAATCACATACAAGGTTTTGTAGCTTCTAAAGTGAAGATAGGACTATATCATGGTGATTGCTTAGTATCAGTAATGACATTTGATAAATTCGAGGGCAGGAAGAAAATGATGGATGGTGAGTGGAATCTATCTAGGTTTTGTAATTTGAGTGGTTATTCTGTGGTCGGTGGATTTTCTAAGTTACTGAAATTTTTCATTGATAATGAAAATGTCAACAGAGTAATATCCTATTCTGATTCATCATGGAGTTATGGCCATGTTTACCGGAAAAATAGATTTTCAATACAAAGTTTGATCAGACCTGATTATAAGTATATAGTTGACAATAAGAGACTCAATAAGTCATCATTTCGGAAATCCATGACCGGTATATCAGAGAATAAACTTGATTTCAATAAAATATGGGATTGTGGTAAAATAAAGTGGTGTTTAGACTTAAAGTAAAAAGACCTCATACGAGGTCTTTTTTCATTTCAACATCTTTTCCGAAAACGACCACATCAACCTTATTTTCAATCTTCATCAAAGGTGGTAGATCAACTGAATCAACAACCCATCTTTCGATCATCAGATCGGGATCCTTTCTTGCGATGTGTTTCTTTGGCAATTTTTCCAACTCATCAGTAGTGAATTTTCTCAGAATTCGTTTTCTTTGAACATATGTGCCTCTTTTGAAAAATGCGGGATAATCATTCCAATTCACACCCTTTTCAAACAACATTTCCTGTTTTTCACTACCATTCTTCTTGTCGAGTTGTTTGTGTGAATAAAATGAAGATGCTGCCATTGTGATCGAGTTCTTAGTAGCATCTTTTTCTCTCCACAAAAATGTGTTAACAGCTTCATCCAAAGTTGGAACATTGAAAACCCTGCAATCAAATCTTGGCCATTTGTCAGACTTCTCAGGTAGATATTCTACCAACTTCTTATTGAAGAAAACTGAAGCCATTGCAGAAAGATCAGAAACCATCTTGAAATATCTACCATCAAAGTAAATAGATGATTTTGGATCATCAACATACCACATAAGAGTGATCTCATCACTTTGTGTGTAACCACAATTTGCGTTTGTTTCTTTCACAAGGTACTTTGTGAGTTCGATCATCAACATGGACAATCTTTCATCATAAGGTCTTTTCAATCCTTTTGTGAATTTTGAGAATCCTTTACCATCTAATCTGGCAATTACTGGAATTCGTGGAAGTAATTTGATTCCACAAGTTTGGTTCTCGTAAAACTTCATACGGTCCCCGAAGAGGTCTTTTTCTTTTTTCATATCTTTTTTCTTTTTTTTCTCAAATCTCTTTGAAATTTTTTCACCACCTTTTGACAAAGAAAAATGATATGTTTATTAAATTATTTTATCGTTACAAATATAAGAAGTTTTTTTGAATTATGAAAATTATTGATAAATTCTTTCCTCTATCATTTTCAAAAACTTTGAATCTTGATTAATGCTCATTGAATTTAAGTAACATTGACTATATATTAAATTTAATTCTATATTTCCATATAAGATTATTGAACTCTGTTTCAATCGATTCTGGTAAGACAATACCATATTCTTTGAATGTTTCATATATCTCATATTTTGTGAATGTTCCTTCCCCGATTCCTTGACACCACATATCACACCAAAGACCCCATCCTTTTTTACCCATCATGACACCATAAAGTAGATTAGGATGACAAGTTTTAGGAATTCCAGTTTTCTTGAAAAGTCCATTTTCATATTCTTTGAAAGCAACTTTACCATCTGATGAGTTTGGATCATACTCTATCTTTATTTCAGAACCACAAAATGTGATAAGTCCTGATCGATAAAGCTTCAGATAAAATGAAAACATCTTATTGAATTTTTCCTTGTGATTACTTCTTTTGCGTTGTTTTCTTGATCCAACACGCTTTTTTGTTTGTTCTATTCTTTTTAGCTTATCGCCCCCAAGTCTTCCATGATTTCTTTGATTTTACTTTTGTGGAGGTTATGGAATTCGAATCCATCTGATTTCCGCTTTGCAAAAGCGGTGACCACTCCAAGCAGTCCCAACCCCCTTATTTGGAGCAAAATGTGGGATTCGAACCCCGTCCCCGCATTGGAAGTGCGGTGCTTTGCCAGTTAAGCTACATCTTGCTTATTATCAGTAGGCGAGGTGGGATTTGAACCCACGTTTCCAACGTACCACTACGAATATCCAAGGTATAAGCTTGGCTCGGTACTCGCCCATAAAAAAACCCAGTCAAACTAAGTCTGACTGGGTTACATTAATTCTTTAACTTTGAATTACTTTACATAACACAGCCATTGACTGACGCTCCCGCGCCGCCTCCGATTATCGCTATGTTAGTTATTGTTTTCATTGTTAATTATATTATCTATATATTAAAAAGTTTTTCTCTCTTTTTTCTTTCTTTTACAAAAGTAAGGATTATTTTTTAAACTGCCAATTTTAGTTTTGTGATCAATTCATTTTTCATTTTTTCAATATCACTTTCATTCTCAATTTCTACATATGAACATCGTCTTGATACTTTAAAGGCTGATACTTTTACTTTATCGTCTTCCAAAGAAACATAAACTGAGTTTCCTTTTTTATTTTGAAATCCAATGTAAACTGGATTTAAACCAGGTGTGTTTTGAAATCCAAGATTAATAACTTCGAGTACTGTAAGTGCAAATAGATTTTTCATGTTTGTTTTATTTCAACAAATATAAGGATAACTTTTCAATTAACCAATTATTTCCGAGGAACCATCTATTCTGATAAACAAGGTCGTTTATTTCTATTGTAACTATTTACATTTCTTTAATTGTTTTTGTTTTATGGTCTTCCGCTATGATTTGTGTGAAAATCGTTCTTTTCATATTTGAATTCTAGCCAACTTCCTTCTCTTTGATCATGTTTCATTTCAACAGAAGTCCACCCAGCTTGTAGATAACTATCTCTGATGAAATTAAAGTGAGAGCCATTCATACCACTTAAACCACTCAAACCACTCAAAGAAATAACACAATGAATTCCATTAGATCTGTATATTCCTTTTTTGGTTCTGATTATCCTATCAATAACCTCTTCATATTTCTTAGCCTCTTCTCTAAGTTCTTCATTTAATTCTTCGGGTCTTACTGCCATTTTCTCTAATTTTTACAAATATAATCTTATTTAATTATTAACCAAAAAATAAAAGTTAAAATAGTATAGGATATGAATCCAGTTATCACTTTTGATATCCTACTGTCATTTTTGGAAGTGTTTATCCTTTCACCAAATGGCGTAAATATTTTATCATTATCTAATCCAAATGATAGAAAATATGATAACACCAAACCAACAATTGTCCATATAATAAATCCAATTAACATTTTTCTAAATTTTTAACATTGATAACTTTTTCTTAATTCATTTGAAACAATCTCAAAATATCTTGATCTCAATAATTTCAAATAAGTTTCATTATCCATTCCATAGTTTCCAATAGCCCACATGTCATTATATTCAATAACAACATTTTCACCACTTTCTAAAATACCTACATCAATTGTATATGCTGTTGGAAACTTATCTTCATTCTTATAAACAACCTCTAAAAGTTCGATTTCGTCCGGAAAAGTAAAAATATTACCGGAATAGTTTCGTATGTCAATTACTTTATCTCGATAAATATAACACCTCCATTCAGATTCAATAGGTGAATAAAATGGTTTATATGCCATAACCTTTGTATCATCAGGTATATTGGAAATCGAAGTATAAATAGATTCATCAATCACAAACCCTGTGAATAATTTGATATCAAATGGTTTGATAAATAGTTTTTCACCTGATTTGGATCTATCTTTGGCTTGTTTTAGAGTTATGGTTTCAAATTTTCTGTTTGAATTTTCCGGCAACCGAACATCACTCAATCCAATTCTTGAAAAGACCATGTTCATGAACTCAACCGAACCAACAAATAGATTATTTCTTATTAGATTGTCAAATCTACCACTTTCAACTTCTTCAAATGTTACGAATTTATAACTTTGAGCAGTATCTATTGCTCCATACATTGCACAAGCAACATCAAAATGATGTGGTAGTTTCTTATCTGAATCTGATTGTAAGTATATCATTATTGAACTCTATATCTTGTGCTAGGGTAAACAGGTCTTATGTAAAAAGATATATTGCCGAACTTTTCTCTATACTTTTTCTTTACCTCTTCTATGAAGTCAGAACTATTACTACCAAATGGTCTTGGTTCTGACCAGAACTCCCAATCAAGTCCTAAAAATCTAACACCAATTATAATGTGGGTGAAACTTTGTTTCCAAATACTTTCCATTTTTTTTTTCAGTTTAAAATCTTATTTAATTTATTTGATCTATCATATTTCGGATGAATCTGATTCAGATGTTTTTCCATTGCCACAAAGTCAATATCTCCAGTGATGAAATATTCTTTATGAATGTCAATTGCAATTTTCAAAACTCCAATTTTGAAAAGAGTATCTTTATCAGGATAAGTTCCTGGATATTCTTCCTCTTCTTTTACCTGTCCATAAAGGTCAGATATAAGCAATTTATTTGAATTTCCATACAAATTCATAAGTATATCCCGTGCTCCTTTTAACTTCTTTTTCATTTTAATATACTTTTAAGTTTCAGCTCTCTTAATTTATCTTTATCAATCGTAATATCGTCCTCATCAATAAATTCACCACAAAATATACCTGTATGATATTCAACAATAAGGTATTTACCCATATCTTTTACATGATGTATCAAAGCTTTTTCTCCAAACTTTTCACGAATATATGGACCTAAGATAGGATCCAAAGATTTCCTGAATTCAGATTCTTTCTTTATTGATTTTATAAAATCCATTTTTTAATATTTAAAATATTGAAATAAATCAACAGCCTCATTCTCGGTATATTCAGTGTTGAATAAAATATGATCGATGAATTTATTGTCTGTTTCTTTGGCGAAATATGTAGGATATTTATCTTCTAACTGTGTGTAAAAATACATTGACTCTCTTAGAGAGATTTTATTGCTGAACAGTTTGTCTAAAATATCAACAATTTCTTTGTCAGCCATAACTGAACCAGTCTCCCAAAACTCTTCTTTGTAATTTATCATCTTGACAAAGATAAGGAAAAATTATTAAATATTAGTTTTTTAGTATATATAAACTTTACAAAATGACTTTTTGTACTCGGTATGGGTGACGATCCCATCTTTTTCCCGTGAAAGGGGAATGTCCTCAAACCAACATAGACGAACCGAGCATATTAGGTTGGTAGGGAGGGATTCGAACCCCCGAACTCAGAGAGAGATGTTTTACAGACATCCTGCTTTAGCCACTTGCATACCTACCAATATTTTGTAGTCCGTACGGGATTCGAACCCGTGATCTTTTGGTTGAAAACCAAACGTGTTAGGCCACTACACTAACGGACCATTTTCAGTGGGAAACGAAGGAATTGAACCTCTAAACTCCATACCAGTCACTATTTTGTTAACGGAGAAGGGTTTTACAGACCCTTTGTGACAACGCTTCCCATATTTTTCAAATTTCAATCCAACGAATCAAAAGTTTTGCATCCATTTCTGGTAGAAAATCTGCTTCACCCATATCATCTGTTGGTATTACAAAATTGACATCACCTAAGCTTGTCTCAGTTTTGTAATAAGCAGAACCCATTCGGATCATTTGAAAATTTGCGATTGGTTTCTCTTTATAAAGTACTTTTTTTATTTCATTTTTCATTTTATTTTTATTAATTTTTTAACAACAAAAAAACCCATCAACTTTTTAGTTGATGGGTTCTCAGTTACTTTATGTTTTTATACTTAACTAAAGCACATAGTCTCATCAACTACAAGGTTTCCCTCATATTCATACTCATAAGCCTCATAAGACAATACTGATATGTTGTTGATGTTAGACATTTTACTTTTTATTTTCTTTTGTTTTTAATTCTTTTACAAATATAAGGTAGATTTTTTAATCTACCAAATTTATTTTATTTTTTTGTAGCGGGGACAGGATTCGAACCTGTGACCTCCGGGTTATGAGCCCGGCTAGCTGACCTGACTGCTAACACCCCGCAATGTTTATTTTATATTCTCTATATATTAAAAAGTTTTCTTCCCTTTTAAAAAAGTGAAGAAAAAAATCCGACACTGAATGCAACACCTAAAATTGATAGTGTTTGAACAATAATGAAAATTACAAATATCAAATTAGGAACTTCCATCATTCTTTTTTTCTCAACCAATTTATCAAAATTATTGATACCGATGATCGGCATCAGAATATTCCAATGTTTAAAATTTTTCATAACACAAATATAGGAAAAATCATTTAAAAATCAAATTCATCATAGGATTCATCATCGACATCCTGTTTGAATGCTCCAACGGTGTAACTATCTATTTCTGTTTCCTGTGGTGCGTTCTGTACAGAAGAGCTATCACCGGTCCATTGGTTGATCCATGTTATAGGGTTTTTAACTTTATCGAATATTGGTTTCAGGCCGATTATTTTCATTCTGTTGTTTGTAAGCCATTGCATATATTGTGTGAGTATCTCAGCGTTCAATCCGATCATTGATCCATCTTTGAAAAGGTAGTTTGCCCATTCCATTTCTTCTTTTGCAGCATCTTCATACATTTTAATAACAATATCTTCACAATCTTCTGCAATTTTTTGAAATCCTTCCTCCCATTCATTTTTAAGTGTTTTCAAAAGGAATGAAGTGAATCCCATATGAAGGTTCTCATCTCGATTGATCAATGAAATGATCTTGGCGTTCCCTTCCATTTTCTTGTTCTGTGCAAAACAATATGAACAAGCAAAACTTACATAGAATCTTATACCTTCGAGAATATTGATCGAGACCAATGTCAGATAAAGTTTCTTTTTCTTATCGTATTCAGTTTCATTGGGTATATCATTTATAAGTTGATCATAGTAATATGTCACGGACGATGCTCTTTTGAGTATCTCCTCATCTTTCATTATTGAATCAAATACTTCAGATGGATCT